CCCCCCACGCTGGCCCGCACGCTGGCCCCCACGCTGGCCCCCACGCTGTCCCACACGCTGTCCCACACGCTGGCCCCCACGCTGTCCCACACGCTGGCCCACACGCTGGCCCGCACGCTGTCCCACACGCTGTCCCGCACGCTGTCCCCCACGCTGTCCCGCACGCTGTCCCCCACGCTGTCCCGCACGCTGTCCCCCACGCTGTCCCACACGCTGTCCCACACGCTGTCCCACACGCTGTCCCACACGCTGGCCCGCACGCTGTCCCCTATTTCGACCTCGAGCTTCTTGCGAAGCTCTCGGTCGGTCAGAATCGCGTACCAAATGGCACCAGCCATCGGTGAAGTGGAGAAAACTACCCTCGGCTTCGGCAGACCGGCAGCCTGATAGGCGAGCTCGATCGCTTTTTCCGCGCGGTCACGGTCCATCGGCTCTGTCGAAAGCCCGATCTGCGTCCATTTATCCGTCCAGACCGGCAAGAGTGCGGTTTGTTCCGGTGTCAATTTTTCGATGCGAGCCACGATATCCTCCTGATAATCCGTGCGAGGACCGGCGCACCGGCCCTCTGACAGACCATCAGGATCAATCGGCGACGTTGCGGATGGCCTGGGGCGAGTACTCCCGCTGGATCGTCACGTCGTAATGACCGGCGGGCAGCTGGATGGTCGCATGCTCTTCATGTTGCAGGGCGGCGCCGGCCGGGTCGGCAATGCTGAGATAGGTCGCGCCGCCGTTGCCGCTATCACGGAACAGCTTGACCTTGGGATTGTGGATCGCATGGCTGTGGCCGGTGACTTCACCATAGGCAAGGACAACGGCGCCCTTGTCCCGCGGCACTTCGGTGGCGACCGCGACCGGTTCGGCGCGCTCACGAATCAGCACGTCACCCTGGCGGTAGAGCTTCAATTTCTTGGTCATGGTCATCTCCTCAAAAGATGGGTTGGGTGATCTCACATCACGCCGATCGAGACGGCGTGTTTCTTCAGTTTCTCGAAGCGCTCGATGATCGGCTTGCTGGCCGGGTCATCAGCCTTGCGGAGGACAACCGTGAATCCTTCGTTGAAGGATTCGATGTTGTCGGAGGTCCAGATATCGTGCGGTTCCGGAAAGGTCGCGACGATGTTCTCCATCTTGTCGAGCCAGCCGGTGATGCTCGGAATCGTCTCGACGGTCGTCGTCCGGGGATCATAGAAATCGAGGCCCTTGCCGCCCTCCGGCTGCTTTCCTTCGGCGGGGCTTTGGTGCTTTGCCGGCTCCCCGCTGCCGTCCGTGCCGGCCTCGGCGTTTGCGCCCTGCGAATCCGGACGCGCTTTATTCTTGTTTTTGTCCTCGTCTGGCCGGCCGTCGCCCTGATCGGCATCGGTGGCATCCTTACGGAATTGCGCCTGAGTCGGACGGTCGGGCGCCTGAGTCGGTGTGATCACCTCGACGCCGCCACCAAGATCGATGGTATGGCCTTCCATCTCGTCATTCGTCATCCAATCGCCGACCTCTTCGGGGAATGCCGCGCGCAAGGCAGAGGCCTCGGCGACCTTCTCCAGCATGAAACTCGGCTTGCGGGACCATATGTCATTGGGCAGATCGGTCTTGCCCTGCCGGCCATAGCTCTCGACGAATTTCACCCGGGGGCCCGGATAGGCGCGGGGCGTGCCGGCGCGGTCGAGCCGATAGAGCGTCACCTCGCACCAGTCCGGCGCGATGACCTCGACAGTCTTTTCCGGCTGCTTGACCTTGTTGCCGTTTTCCCAGACCTCAGGAGAGCCCTTGAAGATGAATTTCTTGTCCGGGCCCCAGGTCGGCTTATCCTTGCCGGCATAATCTGCCGTCCGAAACGCGGTGGTGCGCAGCTCGCCGATGCCGGGCCAGACGGTATCGACCATGCGGCGCAGCTGGTTGGAGTAGATCGGTACGATATGGACGACGCGCTTGAAGGGGTCGAGCTTTCGCGCCCGGCAATAGCTGAGGGCCAGGAGGATGCTGTCAACCGATGTCGCCAGCGGGTAGCAAGCATCGATCAGCGCCCGCCACATGCCTTCATTGATCTCCGGAAACTGCCGCTGCACCTCTGGATGCCAGGGCAGGCGAGGGGCCGGCAATGGCGCCAGCTGGCCCTTGCTCTGCGGCTCCTGCGCGAAGCCCTGGTCCTGCTGCTGCGGGCGTTCCTTGGTCTGTGTGTTCTGCTTAGCCATGCTGGCTTTCCCCGGATGATGGATGGTGAAATATCGAACTGGCGTTAGGTGGTGGCGTCGGTCCTACGGAAGCCGCTGCAGCTGCCGTCACCTTCGATCACGGCGACAATCGGGCCCCACCCTTTGTGAGGGCCTTCGCTGAAGATGCCGCAGAAGCCATTAATGACGCCGAGAAAACCGACGACGGGCTGGTTATCAGCGAAGTTCGCTTCATAGGCCCCGGGAGCGCTCTTGAGATCGCCCCAGATACCAGCCTGCACAGTCGGATGACCGAGGACGTCAAGGTTGCATGGCACCCTGGCTGCGACCAGCTTGCCCATGCCGACTGGATCGAGCTTGGCCAAGGTGTCCAGGAAGGTGACGAGGTCGTCCGTTGCGGGATGAATTGCCATCGTGAGACTCCTTAGCGGACGACCGTATTGACGTCCTCGAAGATGATGACGCCGGCCAGTTCGCGGCCATCGGCGTCGACGTAAGAGCGGATCGCGCGCTCCAGCGCCGCCTGGTCGAAATGCTGCGCCAGCTTCAGGATGTCACCGCGCAATGCGGCCATATCGGTGATCTGGAAATCCCAGTCGGTGCGGAGAGATGCCGTGGCGCCGTGATCGCCGCGGACCTGGCCGAATTCATGGGGCTTCGCCTCGATGACGCGGGTTTCCTTGACGATCGCCGCCGTCTCGCGCTCAGAAGCCTGCACGACGCGGGCGTCGGCCTTTTCGACCTTCTTGGCGCCGGCTTCTTCGGCCAATTTGATCCGGGCGGCATTCCGTTCTTCCTGCTCCAGGCGCTGGCGCTCCAGCCGGGTCTGTTCCTCGGCCGCCGCCAGCCGCTCGCGCTCAGCCTTCAGCCGATCGGCCTCGGCAGCTTTGCGCTGGCGCTCGGCAGCTTCCTCGGCTTCCTTGGCCGCCTTGACCGCGGCATCGCGCTTGCGGCCCGCCTCGGCGGCCTCCTCGATCGCTTTGCGGCGGTCTTCCTCGGCCCTGGCCCGGGCCTGCTCAGCCTCCTGCCGCTGGCGCTCGGCCGCTGCCGCCCGCTCCTTGGCCTCACGTTCCAATGCCTCGGCCTGGCGCTGGCGCTCCTCGGTCTCGCGGCGCTGCGCATCGGCCTTTTCACGGGCTTCACGGGCGATGCGCTCGGCTTCCTCGCGCGCCGCCGCCGCTTTGGCTTCCTCTTCCTTGCGCAGCCGCTCGGCCTCTTCGCGCTTTTTACGGGCCTCTTCCTCGGCGAGTTTGCGCTTGCGGTCGGCCTCCTTCTCCTGAAAGACCTGCAGGCGGCTCTCGACCGTCTCCTTGTCCTTTTTCAAAAGATTGATCGGCTTCATGAAAAGGTTCTGCACGGCGGCGGCGGCGTTATCATGCGGCGCCTTCTCCGCGGCGCGGGTGGTGTTGAGATCCTTGACGCCGTAACCGATCTGCTTGGCGAAATCGGCCGCCTTGCGGGCCGTCTCCTCGTCATCGATCGTCTCCGGCACCGCGCCCATGCCGGCATGCAGATCATTCGCCCGCTTGAACAGGAAATCGTGCTTTTCCTGCAGGTTGTCGACGATCTGCTGTTCAGCGGAAACGACGGCAATATTGGTGAGATCCGGGATCTCGGCGACGGCAACGCTCATTTACGTGAACCTCCAAAGATAGGCGGCATCTGCCGCAGGTCGACGGGTTTGCGGGGATTGGCTTCCGGCTCGTCGGGGGCATGCTTGGCAGCCCATTGCCGCAACGCGCAGCGCCAATTGTATTCGGCCTCCGGGGTCGGCTCGCCGGCACACCAGGGCCAGACCTTCTCGATCGGCACCTCTTCATCGCCGAGCAGGGCATGAAAGGACGGCGACCGATCCAGCAGCTCGCCGGTGTCAGGGTCGCGCGACGGCCGGAACTCGATCTTCACCGGGACCCACGGGCCGCGCTTTATAAGGCGCATCTTGTAGAGCCCTGGCGTCGGCGTGCTGATATCGTGGGAATCGCGGAGATCAAGCATTCCGTTTGCGCTTCCCAGAACGTTCGGCGGCGCGGCGGCTGGCCTCGGTCTCGGCGATGACCTGTTCGACACCTTCGCGGTAGATGCGGAAGTTGCCAAGATGTTGGTCACACCAGGCCATTTGCTTCGGGCCGAGACCGCGCGGCTTGCCGGCCGGCTTCAGGGCGACGGCTACCATGCCAGCACCCATGACCAGGCGATATAGACGCCGAGACCGGCGGCCAGGATGACGAATTGCGCAAGGCCGCCCCAGGTCAGGGCATGGGCTACTGCGTTGCGTGTATCGCGTTTCAAGCTGCGTCTCCATCATTAGGGGCTGGACTGAAACGAATCGTCTCGCCTCGAAGGGCGAGGGCGTGCCGGCTGTTCTGCCGCAGGCGAAAGCTCGGGCCGATATCGACCAGGCGCCAGAGCTTCTCCTTGTGCTGGCGATGCGCGGTAAGCTCGACGATCGGCTGTGCCAGCTCGGAGCTGGCCTGCCAATAGGCGCGCGTCTTTTCCTCGAGATAGCTCATGCGATCACCGTCGATGCGTCCCACTCGGCGCGGATGGCTTCGGCGACCATCTTCTCGGCGAGGCGCAGATCACCTCGCTCCATAGCCTCGAAATGCGCGGTGCCGTCGAGGCGATTGAAACGAGCGCGTTCGATCACGTCAGATGGACAATTCTGGCCAATGAGCACAAACCAATGATGGCCACCGAATTGGTCCTCCGCGCGCTTGATCGTGACAAGTGGCTCTACAATTGGCCTCACATGCATGATCGATGAGGCCCGCACGATCGACGGCGCAACGATCAGCCCAGCGGCCATGCGCAGCAACTGACGGCGAGGAAGGACGAGACCGGTCATATGCCGGCACCCGCGTAGAGCGCCAAGGCGGGCGGCGTCATGCCGATGACAAAGCCCTCGGCATCGGTCTGATCGGCAAGATAGCTCCACCAGCTGCGGACCCGGATCGCCAGCTGGCGCTCGCCGCAGACGTCCTCGACGGCATGGACGACATAAAGACCCTGCGGCGTATGGCTGAAGCCCTCCGCCATCATGATCTGATCGCCGGGCGTCAGGTCTTCGAGCTTGATCTGCCGCATCTCAGTGCACCTGCATGCCGGCGGCACGCGTCAGGCCGATGAGATAGCCGTCATCGCCCTCCTGGCCAGCGAGGTCATGCCAGCCCGAGGCGCATTTGATGGCGTAATACGGCGTACCGTCGCGGCCTTCGACTTCATAGACGGTATGAACGCCGCCTTCGATGCGGGTGAAGCCGTTATCGGCGACCAGCTGGTCGCCCGGCTTGAGATCATTGAGCTTGACGCGCGAGATAGTACTCATCCGAACACCTCTCTTAGCAGTGCCAGCGCGCCGAACACGCTGACGAAGAAGGCCACCAGCAGCCAAAAGTAGAAGGGCGCCGCACTCGGCCGCGCGGCATTCTCATTGGCGGGTTTACGGACGCCGATCTCATCCATCATCGACCGCCCAGCACGAAGATCTTCAAGGCGAGCCACGTCGCGTCGAGGAAGAACGACCCGACCATGATGCGGAAGATGAAGGCGAGGCCGGGATTGTGGATCGGTGCCCAGAGCCAGTTGACAAGACGCAGCATTCAGCAGCCCTCCGCCCAGGCCATCAAATCGCTGCGCGTGCGGGAAATGCGCGATCGCACGGTCCCGACCGGCACCTGTTGGATCTCAGCAATCGTCTCGTATTTCTCGCCCTCACCGGCCAGATAGAATGCGACACGGCGTTCCATGGGAAACCTGGCCGAGCCAGCCATAATCTCGCTGACGAAGACCGCATCTTCCTGCCGGGCCGGAGAGATGACGGCTGCTGGCGACAGATCCGGATCAAGTTGGACGGTCGGCCGACGCGCTGCCTTGCGGCTATCGTTGATGAAGCCGTTCTTCAGGATGACAAAGAGCCATGCAGCGAGGTTGGTCCCGGGCTTGAATGATTCCTCATGGCGGAGCGCCCGCTCGAGTGTGTCCTGCAGCAGATCCTCAGCGGCGGACCGGTTGCGGGTAAGCTTCATCGCCGCCGCGAACAGCATCGGCATGGCGGCGAGCAGCCCGTCGTTGAAGGGCGCGGTCATAGGCCACCCGCCCGCGCGGTGGCCCGCTGGATCTGCGAGAGCAGGGCGGGGATGCCTTCCTGCAGCGCGTTATCCTCGAAGCCGGAGATGAAGCTTTCTGCCGCCTGCAGCGCCCTCAGCATCTCCGCCTCGATCGGCCGATCGGCCTCCGTCACCGGTTCGGCGACGGCCTCGCGCAAGGTCTGCTCGGCCTCGGCGATGAAGGAAGCATTACTGGCACCGCCGATCTGCCGAAGCCGGTCGGTCAGGTTTTCGAGGGTGCGATAGAGCTGCTCGCCGTGGCCGCGAACGCGCCGCGCCAGCTCGGCATCCTTGGCGCGGGCTGCGATCATCTCGGCCTGCGGGATCTTGCCGTCATAGGAGGAATGGAGGCAGTCGACATAGCTGATCATGCAGCCACCTCGGGCTTGAGCGCCTGCGCGGTGACGACGGCATCGCTCAGGATCTTGATAAGCTGCAGGGCATCCGGAACGTCGAGAAAGATCGTGAGATCTCGGCTAGCGGTAAGCTGGATGCGCGGCTCGCCCTGCCGGTTGAGATAGGTCTTCGCCTCGGTGATGCGCCCTTCGGCGCTCGTCATTGCGCTAATCATGCGACGGCTCCCGCGGCTTCGACCCGCGCCAGGCGCTGCGCCTCGAGCCGGCGCGCCGCTTCCAGGGCCCGCGGCAGCTCATGCAGCAGGTTGGCGGTCTCTTCGATGCTGAGATGAAGCGCGAAGTGCCCGAGGCTTTCGAGCGCGACGCTGGCCGGCGATTGGAGGATCTGGCTGGCCCGGGCCATGACCGGCCCCGTTGTCTGGGTGGTGCAAGTCGCCATTTTCCCGTTTCCCTCCCCCGTCCCTGTCCCCAGGGACCCCGGCGCGGGGGATGGACGCGCCGGGGCTGGGGACTTCAGTTCATGGTGACCTCGGGGGTAAGGCTGGTTTCCATGAAGCCGGCGCTTGACCGCCGGTGACCAACAGTCGCGTCAAATCGCGATCCAGTCAAGCGAGAAATCGCGACATAACGCGATATAGGGGAGGCGCGAGGCGGCCAAGGGACAGGAAACGGTGCTCAATTCCCTGTGATAAAAGGGGAATGGCGCGCGCCATCGGCGCGAAAAATTTTCGCCACTCGCGCCTTTTCGCGCTCAGAGAAGGGGAAATAGGCGGGACGGGGAGCTCAACTCTCTCTCCGCCCCGGCACCTCAAATCATGCGGAGATCGGTGATCTTATAGATGCCCACGACTTTCGCGCGGTCGATCTTGACAGATTGTTCGGGGTTCAATTGGAGCAATTCGACATAGGTGTCCGTCTTGCGGACGAATTGCTTCACGATGGCCAGATGATCCTGCAGCTCGACGACGACATCGTCGCCCGCTCGCGCCGGCAGCCTCGGATCAAGGATAACCGTCTCGCCAGGCCGAAACCTTGGCAGCATGCTTTCGAAGGCAACGAGCAAACCTGCCGCTTTCTCGACGCCGGCTAGGCGCGCTGGCCGTTCGACATACATGACAGGATTTTGATAATCGATCTCCGCACCGTCGAAACTGCCCTTCACCGAGCCGAAGACCGGCAGATCGTTGGTGGCCATGTCCACCTCTCTCGTCAGGGTTAGATCAAAGTCTCCCCTGCGCATAATATGCTGAAATATATCAGATTTTGACGAACTCCGTTCCATCGTATCCACATCCCCAAGATCTTGTTTGCGAAGATCAGAGGGCTCCAGGCCTAATAGACCGGCAAGTTTAATTCCCTCCTCTTCGGGTAGGACTGTGGACATGGAATTATTAATATATTCTCGCAAATAGGTTTCATGTCTCCCAATGCCGAGAGACAGGGTGTCGAGCTCGTAGCCGAGTGCCTCGGCTCGATCGGCGATCAATTTTCCTACGGCACTGGGCGGCATTGGCTGCGGCGCGCCATCGGCTGGCGCATCTTCGCCGAGCAATACATGCATCGGCACACCCTCGGACCTCGACAGCTTGTCATAGGTCTCCACCTGCATGCTCAGGGTTTTGCCCTTGAGGAAGTCCCGAACAGTCGACGCAGAGACCTTAGCCCGGACGCAAATAGCATTCTGGGAACCCCTTCCCGCCTTTCGCTGGACGGCGAAGAATTTCTTCAGGGCCAATCTGCGCTCTATCGCGCTAATTCCTCGATTCTTTTCGGGCATGTCGCATTTTAACGTGGTTCGCGCTTTATCGCGTGCGCGAAGTAACGCGATTTAATTTGACAGCATCGCGATATGACGCGATTATGCGGGTCATGTTCATTGCCAAGTCCATTGAGAAGATCAGAGCGTTCCGTGTCAGCCGTGGCTGGACACTGAGCAAACTCGCTCGCGAAGCAGGACTTCGCGAGAGTTCCATTCGCGATCTCGACAGGGATAGCTGGAATCCCGAGAGCAAAACGCTGCGCAAGTTGGAGACGATCATTCCGTCGGACTTCCAGCCGTCTGCCGGCGAAGTCGCGATGGAGATCAGCGCTGTTTCTTCGTCGGAAGGGCCGGACCAATGATCTCGTCGGCGGCGATGCGCATGTATTCACGTCCGCGCATCTCGTCGCTGGGCGCCCAGCCATTGCGAAATTGGAAGTTGTCGATTGAGTGCTCTACGCCCTGCGTGAAGGTCTTGGCAAATTTCGGGTTGCCATGGAAGGCATGGGCGAGAAGCTGCGTTAAGATGATCTGCGCCGCGAGGGCCTCAGCGCGCTCTTTGAATTTCCGCATCATTTTCCTCTCCCTTCCGGCGGTTGCACTGCGAGCCCTGCTAGGCTCGCTCCCAAGCACCGCCGTTTTCCGAAGGGTGCTTTAATGGCTGCTTCAACAGTCATCCGCACCTCTATCGATCGGCAGGCGCTCCAACGCCGGCCGAATGCGCGTCCGCTTCGAGAACCGCGAGCCATTCCAAGACACCGAGCCCTCTCATCGCGTGAAAATCATGCGACGGAGAGAGCCGAAATGTCCTACCCCAATACCGGGAAAGTTTTACCGAACCCGCGGCAATGCCGTGACGAGCATCGCGCCCGCATCGCTGCCGCGCTCCGGCTTGCGCTGCAGAGCGGCCACTGGACGAAAGAGCAGATCATCTCGACCGCTCATATCGACCGGAAGACACTCGACAACTGGCTGAACGGATATTGCGATCCGACCAGCTGGCGCATTGCCGAGGTCTCCAACCTGCTCGGTCCCTGGTTCTTCATGCACATCTTTGGCGGCGATGTTGGTCGCGCCATGTTTGACCGGTTGCAAGCGCGCGTTGCCGCAGCGCTCAGTCAGCAGAGCATGGAGGCGGACCTCCGCGAAATCGCCGCCCAGATCTTCGAGAGGAAGGTAGGGTAATGACTCCTCTCGCTCATCGAATCACGAACGAACTGATGCTGCCAATAAAGCGGCGCACATTCGTCGACAACTGCGGGTTGCTCGGTAAGCTCGATGACATTCACTGCTTTGAAGTCACTCCAGTTCTTGGGGTTGCAGCTAACCTAGCATTCAAGGTTGAGGAAGCGAGACGCGACACGGTTGGCATCTGCGACGACTTGCTATTTCTGCCGGCCCCTCGGACCTGGGTGGAATTTGAATCGCATGGGGGGCGCGCCGGCTTCCTTCTAGAGCAGAAAGAGACTCATACCGAAGTGCGCGCCGCCTTTCAGCATGATGATCGCTTTGAATCTGCTCCGCGCATCGATCACTTTTCGTCTCGGCCAATCGAGATGGATGCCTTTGGGTGGGGATTTGTCGCTGCAGTCCTGATGATGATTAATAGGCCGAAGATTTTTGGCCGTCGCCAGCATGATCCGCATCGTGGTCTTGCGCGAAAGCTGTTGGCTGGCCGCAGCATCTGCGGTCGGTTTCCTCTCCGCGCCTGGACAGAAATCATCCTTGAAGTCACGCCTCCGCGCGATGCTTCGAATGATGAGCCGTCAGAGACGCAGTTAACGGGGCAGCGCGCTCTCCATTTCGTGCGCGCCCATCTCGGCATTCGATGGGGTCAGCTCGTTTTGATTTCAGCTTGTTGGCGAGGAGATGCCTCCCTTGGCATCCGCCAGAGCAGATACCTCGTCGTCCCACCGAAATCCATGGAGGCATCAGCATGAGCGGCAAACCGGGCTTTCTCCCGAGCATCCGGATTAAGATTCCCTTCACCTCCTGGGTCATCACGCTCGCCGTGCCGGCCTGGATCAGCCGCATCTGATTTTCAGAAATCCAAGGGGGAAGCATCCGGTCCCCGACCATGATGCGGCGATGTGGTCTGAGGACCCAGCGCCACCGATGCCAAGCCGGTGGAAGGCCGGCAACCTTCTGTCAACCCATAGAAAGGAAAGCAGGACATGTCCTGGTCTTATAACAAAACCGGTCGCGCCTCGAAGCTGGCCGAGGTCGTGAAAGATGGCTTCGCTTCAACTGGTGACTGCCCGGCCGGCAGCGCGGAGGAAGCGGCGAAGAATGCGCTTGGCGACGTCGCAGCGGCGCTTTGCGGCAGCCTCGCCGGTGACAAGGTCTGCGTGATCGAGGCCAGCGGCTCTGCCTGGAACAACCAGGACGGCACGGCGAACAGCCAGGCCTGCCAGTTCAAGTTCTCCACCGTCGGCGATTTCATCGAATAACTGATCTTCGGGCGCGCGATCCGGCGGTCGATCGGCGGCCGACCGGGCATACCAAGCAGCGATTGGGGCGCCCTGATTCATTTCCCGATCGCAGCAAGCCGCCGACCTATCCCTTTCTCAGGAGAGTCATATGGCCGCCAAACTGCCCAAGCCCAGGAGCAAGAAGTCCGCGACCACCACGCAACCGGAACCGGAAGCCAAATCCGCCAAGCCGACGGCTTCGGCCCAGCCGCCGGCGCCGAATGCGCTCAGCCCCAGCCAGATGAAGGAGTTCGCCAAGAAGGCAGTCCGGCTGGAGAAGAACTATCAGTCGACGCGTGAGCGCGCCCAAGCCGAGATCTCGAGCGAACTCGGCATCTACCGCGCGCATCTGAAGGACTTCAAGAAGCAGGGTGGCAATCCGGACGATCTGACCTGGTACATCCAGATGCTGAAGCGCGACCCGGACGAGATCGCCCGCGAGACCAACCGGCGCAATGAACTGGCGAAGCTGATGGATCTGCCGCTCTTCGCCCATGTCGGCGTCATGAAGGACGGCCGCACCGTCGCCACGGCGATCGAGGACGCGAAGACTGGCCCTGCATCAACGATTGAGCAGATCGAGGCCGAGGGCTATGTCGCCGGCAAAGCGGCCAAGCCCATGTCGGTCTGCGAATATGCAGAAGAGACGCCCGAGCATGATGCATTTCTGGCGGGATGGAAGAAGGGCCAGGGCGAAAACGCTGGTGTCAAGGCGCTGCCGAATGGCGGCCGCAAGGCCAACGGCAAAAACGGTGCGGCGGGAGCGATGGCGCACTGATCATGACCGACCGCAGGCTGGCATTCCTTGACATCGCGAAGTCCGCTGGCTGGGCGACCTCCAACGGTCGCGCCGACGTGCTTTTCGGCGTCAAGGAATTCCCGCGCGGTCAGCTCGCGACGACTGGCCAGGTCTTCCGCCTCTACCGGCAATGGCTCAGCGACTTCATTGCCATACACAATCCCACCGATCTCGCCTTCGAAGCGCCGATGTTTGCCGGCAACGCGGGCGAGGTTGCCTATCTGCTGATCGGCATGGCGGCGATCACCGAAGAGTTCTGCAACGAGCGAGGCATACCCTGCTATCAGCAGACACCTGACGAGATCCGCAAGCATCTGCTCGGCTTTGCCCGGGGCAATGACATCAAGAGCCATGTCGGCTTCAAGCTGCGCCAGCTCGGTTACGATGTGGCTGATCACAATGCCGCCGATGCCTTGGCCGGCCTCATCTACATGCAGGACTGCTTTCTGCCGGAAACGGCCGCGATTCTCGCCGGAACGGCGCAATGACGGCGGAACGCAACCCCGGCCCCGACTGCAGCCTCTTCGTCGGCGATCATGTCGTCCACATGGAAGGCTGGGAAGGCGCCGTCGAGGCGATCAGCATCCTCGCCGATGGTGCCATCGAGGTCAAAGTCTCCCGCGATACCGGCGGCACATGGACCGGGCTTCGCGGCTATCTGCAATTCGATGGCCGCAACAAAGCGGCATAGGGGGCGATATGTTCAAGAATATTCTACTGGGCGCCGCGATGGCGATGGGCAGCTTCCTGCGCCTGCCGGCGACCCATCCGCACCATGATGACGGCCGGCATCGAGAGATCCCGGCGAGCCGTGTCCGGCGTCATTCACGCCGCAGCAAGCAGGCGCTGAACCAGAAGCCGGTCTTCCTGCGCGATGAATGGACCATCATGGTGGCACGGCTGACCAACTGGCAGCGCAATCAATGGGCCCGCGCCGGCTATCCAGGTCTCGTCAAGCGCGATGTCACCAAGCTTCGTCTCTATGCGGATATGAGCCGTCGGTAACAGATTGAGGGACAGGGGCAGACATGGGGCAAGCAGCGCGGGCGATCCAGGAACCGGTGACACAGCTTTCCCAGCTCGGTGAGCGGCCGCAGCTGGTCTGGCTGCCGATCGGCAAGCTCGAGACCGATCCTTCCTATCAGCGCAGCATGGCCGGCCGCGTCAGCCAGAAGCTGATCCGTCACATTGCTCTCAATTTCACCTGGTCGCGCTTCCAGGTCCTGACCGTGACAGCGAAGCCAGGCGAGGGCTGGACCGTGCCGGGTTGGCTGATCATCGACGGCCAGCACAGGGCGGCGGCGGCGCTTCTCCGCGGCGACATCGCGGAATTGCCCTGCATCATCCTCGATCTGCCGGACCGGGCCGCCCAAGCGCAGGCCTTCGTCGCCCTGAACCGCGACCGGGTCGCCATCAACCGGCTGCAGATGCATCATGCCGCCGCGGCGGCTGGTGATCCGGCTTCGATCCAGCTCAATGAGATCTGCGCCGCCGCCGGCATCGAGATCCCGCGCAACATCGTGCCGAAGGGGATCTTGAAAGCGCACCAGACCATGGCCGTCTCGACCCTGCAGCGCATCCTTCGCGAGCAGGGCGCCGAAACCATCCAGGGCGCCTTGAAGCTGACACGTCTCGCCTGGCCGAGCCGACCGTGCCCGGCGGATCTGATCGATAGCATCGCTTTCTTCATCTCGAACCAGCACGGCGAGTTCGACCTCGATCATCTGCTGATGATCCTGAAGCTGAGAATGCCGGATTCCTGGCTCGAGATCAGCCGGCGCCGGAAATATGAGGATAACTGCAAGATCACCCGCGCCGTGACGCTGTCGATCATGGCGACCTATAACGCCAAGGCTCCGGCGAATCTCGCGAAACTGAAGCTGGAGGTCGCCAATGCCGGCGCCTAGCAAGATGCCACCGATCAGCCGCGAAGAGGCCGAGTATCTCATCGCGCGGCACATCGCCGAGAAGGGTGTCACGCTTTGCAAGGCGGGCGTCGCCATCGGGGCGCCGGTGCATCAGCTGCAAGCCGACCCGGCAACGATGCTCAAGTTTCCGGATGGCGGGTCGCTGCCTTCGACCGGCGGTGGTGCACGCGCACAGATCAAGGAGATCGCGCGGCGGAAACAGGAATTCATCGAGATCAACACGTTGTCAGGCTTCAAACCCGGAACCGATGTCCCGCCAAAACCGGCGCCGCGGCCGGTCATGGTGACGATCCATGCCGCGAAGCCCCTGGCCAAGCCGACAGCTGCGGCGCTGCAGGCCGTGGCGCATGTTGCGGCGGCTGCCGATGGGGGGGGCATGCCAGCTAAGCGCGCCTATACCCAACATGAGGGGCCGAAACGCCGCTTCGAGAAGCATTTCAAGCCCGGCAAGCCGAACGTGCTGGCGCGTGATCATGCTGCCATCGTCAACGCCCATAGCTTCTTCCCATCGACCGTCAAGCCGGCCGCCGGCGAGTTCCAGCTGCTGAAATCCGGCGAACATCAGCGCAAGATCGGCAGCCATGTCGTCAAGGGCGACTGGGCGCAGATGCCGATCTTCACCCTGACGCTGGAGGAGCGCACGACCTGCCCGCGGTCCTGCGGTCATTGGCGCGACTGCTATGGCAACAACATGCATTGGTCGACGCGGATCTCGGCAGATGAAACCTTCCTGCCTAAGTTGGAGCGCGAGCTTGGCGCCTTGAACATGATCCACCGCGACGGCTTCGTCGTCCGGCTGCATATCCTTGGTGACTTCTTCTCGGCCGATTACGCCAGGTTCTGGCAGCGCATGCTGGCGACACTCCGAGCCCTCAGGATCTTCGGCTATACCGCCCGAACCCCTTCCGATGCCATCGGCGTGGTCATCGATTCGATGAACCGGGAATCGCGCGGAAACTGCCTGATCCGCTTTTCCAATGGCGTCGCATATGTCCCCCGCACGGTGACGATCGACAAGCCGGAGCAGGCCGGTGCGGCGATCATCTGCCCGGCGCAGACCGAGAAAACCGCCTGCTGCGGCACCTGCGCGCTATGTTGGTCGAGCGATAAACCAATCGCGTTCCTGAGGCATTGAGATGGGGATCGATCTTCACGCGCATATCAAGCGGCTGGCGGGCGAACTCGAAGAGGCGAAGCTCAGGATCCGTGAACTCGAGGACGCCCTCGGCGCCGGTTTTCAGGCACCGCTAGCCCTCGGCCTGACGAAACATGAGGGGCAGCTGCTCGGCCTTCTGGTCAAACGCCAGGCCGTCATGCGTGAGATGGCGATGGCGGTCATGTATGGAGACGCCGCGCGGCAGCCGCAGGATGACCGCATTCTCGATGTCTATATCGCCAGGATCCGCAAGAAGCTGGATCAGTTCGGTATCGAGATAAAAACCATGTGGGGCTCCGGCTGGGTGATCGAGCCTGAGCACAAGGCCAAGATCCATGCGCTCACGGCCGATGAGGTGCCGGTATGAGAACCGACTGGCCCTTCGGCGAGCTGCAGATGTTTGGCTTCGATCTCGTGATGATCGATATCCCCTGGTCGTTCGAAACCTGGAGCGATGCCGGCAAGCGGGAAAAATCGCCCGAAAGCCACTACGAGACGATGACTCTCGACGAGATCCGATCTTTGCCGGTCATGGATCTCTTTGGCCGGGACGGTCTTCTTTGGGCTTGGGCGACACACCCGATGATCGATCAGCAGATCGACATGGTGAAGCGTTGGGGCTTCAAGTTCGTAACCACCGGCGTTTGGGTGAAGCGGACACGGACTGGGAAGCTAGCCTTTGGCACCGGTTACCGCCTTCGCTGCGCCTCTGAACCCTTCATCATCGCCACCACCGGCAGTCCTGTTACCAGCAGGTCGATCCGCACCGTCATCGAAGGCCCGATCCGTGACCATAGCCGGAAGCCGGATGAGGCTTATAGAGAGGCTGAAAAGATGATGCCGAACGCGCGCCGCGCGGACGTCTTTGCCCGCCAACGGCGTTCAGGGTGGGCAGCTTTTGGCAACGAAATCGACAAGTTTAAGGCCGTGGCGTAATGGGGAACATGCCAGCCCCGCAGTCGCGTGAGATCGAATTTCCGCCAGACCTCTTCGTGCCGGAAGCCGAGATCGCCTTGCTTGCCGCGATCATGGCCGATAACTCGGTCATCTACCGCGTCAACGGCTGGCTGGAGCCGACATATTTTGGTGATCCGCTGCGGGCCCGTATCTTCGAGGCCATGCGCGCCATGGCGAAGGACAAGGCCAAGATCAACTCGGTGACCTTGCTGCCATACTTCGCGCAGGACCGCGCCTTCGCCGATTGGGAAGGCATGACGCCGCAGAAATATCTCGTCGATCTGGCGCAATCGGTTGTCAGCGTGATCAATGGCGAGGATTACGGCCGGCCGATCGTCGAGGCCTTTGTGCGCCGAAAACTGATGCGGCAGGCGGAAGAGCTGACCGAAAGTGCCATCAATGACCGCTTCGAAATGGATGGCGGCAGCTTCTCCCTGACGCCGGAACAGGCGACGGCCAAGATCATCGCCGACAATCGTCAGAAGCTGCTGGATCTCGAGGAGACGCTGCAGGGGCCGAAGGAAGCCGAGACCCTCGAATCTATCGGCGATAGAGCATTGCAGGCGATCGAGGCGTCATACCTTGCCAAGGCGCCAGTCGGTGGCATTCCGACCGGCTTGGTGGACCTCGATAAGAAACTCGGTGGCTTCTTTCCCGGCGAGCTCGTGATCGGTGGCGGCCGGCCCGGCATGGGCAAGACGGTCTTTGCCGCTACCTGCGCCTGGCGGGCGGCCTATGGCGGCATCCCGTCGGTCTTCTTCTCGAAGGAAATGTCGTCCGAGCAGCTGTTCCAGCGCATCCTCGCCATGGAGACCGGAATCGGCACCGAGAAGCAGCGGACCGGCAAGATCAGCGATCAGGAATTCAGCGACCTCATCGAAGCGAAAAGGCGTATCGGCGCCCTACCAATCCACATCATCGATGAGGCCCGTATCACGACATCGATGATCGAAGCAAAGGCCCGAGGCATCCTGAAGCCGGGAAAGCCCGGTATCGTCATCATCGACTATCTCCAGCTGATTACCGGCGAGGGCGGCTCCCGCAATGCCAACCGGGTCGAGGAGCTGACCAAAATCACCCGGGAGCTGAAGCTGATGGCAAAAAGTCTGCGCGCCCCCGTCCTGGCGCTTTCCCAGATCAATCGCGGGGTCGAGGGCCGAGATGACAAGCGGCCGCAGCTGGCCGATCTCCGCGAATCCGGATCGATCGAGCAGGATGCCGACCAGGTCCTGCTGTTCTACCGGGAGGAATATTACCTCGAACGGAATGAGCCGAGGCGCAAACCCGGGGAAGGCGACGCCTCCTTCAAGGAGCGCTGGAATGACCATCAGGCCGACATGGAGCGCTGCCGCGGCCTCGCCGAGATCATCGTCGGCAAACAGCGCTTCGGGTCGGGTGGTGCCGTCAAAGTGGCCTTCCTGGGTGAAGCGCAGCGGTTCGACGATTTGCAGCATGGGGGCTATGAGTGACCGACCTTCCCGCACCTTTGACGAACGAAAGCCATGACGTCCGCAACCTGGATGGCTTCATGTTGAACGTCGAAAGATTGATGGCGAGCGAGCTGATGGCGCTCTCTTCCGGCGACGAGTTCAAGGCCGCAGTTGCACTTTGGTGCAGGGCTTGGAAACAAATTCCCGCAGGAAGTCTTCCAGATGATGATCGCGTCCTTGCTTCGTACTCAGGAGCTGGCAGGAAATGGAAAAAGGTTAAATCCATGGCTTTGCGCGGCTTTGTCAAATGCAATGACGGCCGCCTTTACCACCAGACGCTCTGCACCGATGTACTGCGAGCCTTTGAAAAGAAACAGGAAAGAAGGGATAGGACACAGGCAGCGACGGAAGCCAGGCGCCGCGCGGCCGAAGAACGGGAAGCATCGTCACGTCAACGCGACGACCAACGTAACGATATTCGTAACGACCATCGTAACGATGACCGTAACGTTCACGTAACGACCTCCCATAGACAGGACAGGACAGGACAGGACTATAAGAAAGAAAACAACCAGTCTGAAATTAAGACCCAGCCTAAGCCTGACACAGGGCCGGCGGGCGAGCCGCCGAAGGCTCGGGCTGAGCCGCTGCATGAGCGCTATCGGGAGGTTCAGGCCAGGGTCGAGGCGATCGCCGACAATCCGAAGCTGTTGGTCTTCGGTCGGATCGATCGTTGGCTGAAGGACGGCGCAGATCCTGAGGCCGACATCTACCCGACCATCGAGCGCCTCAAGGGGCGCTGGAGAGGCGGCAACCTCGAATTCTTCGACGGCGCCATCGCCGATTCGATCGCTGCCCGCAAGAAGCCGCTTCAGGCCGGAGCGGCATCATCCGCCGAACGCTCGGCTCAGCATCGAACGATCGCCGGGCCAGATGATTTCACCTGGGAGCTGCGCCTCGCGGCCTTTCGCACCAAAGGCACGTGGAATCCGCTCTGGGGCGCCAAACCCGATGAGCCAGGATGTCTAGCGCCGAAGCATCTGCTGGCGGGCAAAACCGATGCGGCGTGATCCGACGAGCCCATTGGGTGACTGGCAGAGCGATATCTGCACGCTCAGTCCGGAGCAGATCAAGGATTACCGGCGCCGCGCATTCCATGCCGGTTTCTTCGATATCAAGCTCGATGACTACCGCCTGGCTGAAAGCGAGCGGCAGGTATTGATCAGCATCGGTCAACGCATTTGGGGGAGATGATGATCATGGCGAAACGCCGGCCAGAGCGGCAACCGGACGTCTGGGATGGCTGGGCCCCGACTGATGAGATGATCCTGCGTGCGGCCGCCAGCCGGCCTTTCTGGACGTTCTGGGAGCGCGAGAAGGTCGAGAGCATCCAGGAGCTTTACGACGCCTTCACCATGCGCTGCTCGGCCCTGCTGGTGCGATCATTCGATCCGGCGCGGGTACAGCGGCGAGCTGCGCCATTCATGTCCCAGGCCGAGGAGGATATCTATGGCCGGCTGGTGCAATGGCTGCGCGATGTCCACGACGCCGGCCTCAAGCGCTATGTGCCAATGGTGCAGGGCGTGGTTGTTAACGAAGATCAATGTCCTGACGAGCACCTGTTCGGGCGCATTGTCAGCTTCCATGTGAAGATCCGGCAGGCTGAGCTTCAGCGGTATGGTATCCAGCGAAACAAGACGCGGTAGCACCAGATATTGACAATCGATAGGGAACGGCCGTATATCTTGTTTCGCGCTGGGCGAGCTGCGCCTAAATGCAGCCGCCGATCATCCACAAAACCCCGAGCCCCATGGCCGGGGTTTTTGCTTTTCCGGAGATGGCATGGCGAAGCGACGGCTGATCACCTTATCGAGTCGTGTCCAGCCGCTGCGTCAGCCGCTGCTGGCGCCGAAGCCGAAGCAACGCGACCCGTTCTATGGCAGCTCGGAATGGAAGAAGCTGATCGCCGAGATTGTCCAGGAGCGTGGCCGGCGCTGCCAAGCCAGTGGTTGTGGCCGGACGCATGACGCCGATGGTCGGCCGATCAGGGTGTTTGGGGACCACGATATCGAGCTCAAAGACGGCGGCGCGCCACTAGATCGCAGCAATATCAAGCTGTTATGCGGCAGCTGTCACACCCTGAAGACGAACGCAGCCCGCGCCGAACGCGCCGCCAAAGTCTGGTAAGTGCAAGATTTCGAAGCAAAATCAAAGGGGTATGGGGGTTTGATTCTGCCGAACGGCTAGGGGCTGAGACCGCGTCGGTGGCACGTTCATAAAATTTTTTCCGGCGCCTGAGATTTCGGCGCGATTGCCCAAACCCCCAAAATAATCGAGCGACTTCAATGACGCAGCCAAGGCGCAAGCGAGGCAGGCCAGCGTTCAAGCCGACCGCTGCGATGCGCCGGACGGTCGAGCGCATGATGGCCTGCGGCGACAGCAAGGACACGATTAGCCGAGCGATCGGCTGCAGCATCCCGACGCTGGAACAGCACTTCGAGAACGAGCTGAAAAACGGCTACGCGAAGAAGCGCCAGGAAGTGCTGAACATGATGTTCGAAGGTGCGCGTAAGGGCAATGCCGCGCTGATCAAGCGCCTCGAGGAGATGACCCGGGCGGCATTGCCCTTCGATGAGCCGGCTGCAGCAGCTGACAAGCCTGATGCCGCGGCGGCCGTTCCCCAGGGTGGTAAACCGAAGGGTAAGAAGGAACAGCAGCGGGCTGAAGCCCTGGCCGCCGGCGTCAATTCCGAATGGGGCGATGACCTGGCGCCGCTGCCGGGAACCCGGCCGAATTGATCACCTGGACGACTGCTAGGCCTGACTGGGAACAGCGGATCATTGCCCGGGAAAGCCTTTTGCCGGACGGTCTGCCGATAGATCGGCACCGAGCAGCAAAGGCCCTTCGGATCTTCAAGCGGCTGAAGGTCTCCGATATCCCCGGGAAGCCGACGCTTGGCGAGTGCTGCCCGGAATGGATATTTGATCTCGTCTGGGTCGTCTTCGGTTGCTTCGACTCAGAACTGAAGCGCCAGCTGATCCGCCAGATCTTCGTGTTGATCAGCAAGAAGAACGGCAAGAGCACGATCGCCGCCGGCATCATGATGACAGCGCTCATCATGAATGAGCGTGCGATGGGCGAATTCTTGATCCTGGCGCCGACCAAGGATGTCGCCGATAACAGTTTCGATCCCGCCTATGGGATGGTGATGGAGGACAGCGCACTTCTTGCGAGGTTCAAGCCCTCGAATGTAATGCGCGAGATCGTTAACCGGCTGGACGGATCGAAGTTGATCGTCAAGTCGGCCGATGCCGATGTCGTCGGCGGCACGAAGGCGACTGCGGTATTCATCGACGAGCTTTGGCTGTTCGGCAAGAAGCTGCAGGCAGCGAATATCCTGTCGGAGGCGACCGGCTCGCAGGCCTCGCGGCCGGAAGGCTTCGTCATCTATGCGACGACGCAAAGCGACGAGCAGCCGGCGGGCGTCTTCAAGCAGAAGCTCAAATACTTCCGCGCCGTGCGCGATGGCAAGATCGATGATCCGACATCGTTGCCGCTGATCTATGAATATCCAGAGGCGATGGTCAAGGCGAAGGCCTATCAGGACCGGACAACCTGGTATATCCCAAATCCGAGCCTCGGGAAGTCTGTCGACGAACAGTGGCTGATAACCACATTCGCGCAGAAACAGCAGGAAGGCCCGGGCGAGGCCAGCCTGTTCATTGCCAAGCATTTCAATGTCGAATCCGGCCTCGGGCTGAAATCCGACGATTGGGTCGGCGCGAACCATTGGGAAGCGGCGGCAGATGTTGCGCTCACGCTGGAAGAGCTGCTTGACCGCAGTGAGGTCGTAACGGCCGGGATCGATGGCGGCGGCCTTGATGATCTGCTCGGCCTGGCGATCCTGGGCAGGGAGCGCGACACGCGCCGCTGGCTGCTCTGGATCCATGCATGGGCTCACCCGACGGTTTTGGAGCGGCGGACCGATATCGCCACCAAACTGAAAGACTATGAGGAGAACGGCGACCTCACTCTGATCGAGGAGGTCGGTGAGGACATCGAGGCACTGTGCCAGATACTGGACCGGGTCAATGATACCGGGCTGTTCCCAGAGAAGGACGGGATCGGCGTGGACCCGGCTGGGATCACCGAGATCGTCGATGCGCTGGAGTTGCGCGGCTTCTCTGCCGGCGGCGAGGGCGGCGAAGATGCCAACATCGTGGCGATCAGGCAGGGCTGGACGCTGACAATGACGATCAAGACCGTTGAACGGAAGCTCGCCGGCAAGAAGTTTGTTCACGGCGGGACACCGCTCATGAACTGGTGCGTCAGCAATGCCAAAGTTGTCCCGGCCGGCAATGCGATCACGATCACGAAACAGGCGGCCGGCTCGGCGAAAATCGACCCGTTGATGGCGACCTTCGATGCCGCGGCATGCATGGCCAAGAATCCGGTGGCTGGCGGCCGCTTCATCTACAACGAGCGCGACGCAATCATCCTTGCTTGAGGCGAAATGAGCTTCCTGAAACGACTGTTCAGCCGTGAAGCTGCAACGGGCGAGGGTGTCTCTGCGCCTGCGGCGAAGGCAGCGGCCGAGGGCGGTACATGGTCAGGTGGCACATTCTCGCTGCCGTCATTGGCCGGCTCGGTGCGGTCGCTGACCGGCGTCACCATGAACCAGGTGACGGCGCTGCAGGTCTCGACCGTCTTCGCCTGTGTTTCGATCCGGGCCGAGGATGTCGCGCGCTGCACAGCCAGGCTGTACCGACAGCTTCCGGATGGTGACAGGGCAGAGATCAGCCCGAAGCAGCATCCGATCGCCCTGTTGTTGAAGCGTCCGAACGATTTTCAGACCTGGTTCCAGTTTGTCGAACAGATGGAACTCAATTGTCTGCTGCATCAGAACGCCTATGCGGTGAAGCTCTATGACCGCCGCGGCAACATCGAAGAGGTGATCCCGATCAACCCGGCGCAGGTCATCATGATGGCCGGCCCGGATGGTCGCCTGATGTATAACGTCGCCCGGCTGGGCCTCTGGGAACAGGCGAAGCTGTCCGATTACGGCGCGGTGATCGCCGCCGAGGACATCATCCATCTTCGCGGCCTGACCCTGAATACGTTGCTCGGCTATTCGCGGATCCAGCTGGCGCGGGAAGCGATCGGCCTCGCCATGGCTCAGGAGCAGCAGGCGGCACGCTGGATCGGCAACGGCGCCCGGCCGTCCGGCATCCTGAAGACCGACAAGAGCTTGACGGATGAGGGCGCCAAGCGGCTCAAGAGCCTGTGGCAATCGCTGGTCGGCGGCCTCATCAATACCGGCTCGACGCCGGTGCTGGAGAACGGCCTCAGCTGGGAAAAGCTCGGCATGGATTCCGTCGACATGGAATTCGCCCAGTCCCGCAAGGATCAGATCCTGGAGATCTGCCGCTTCTTCCGGATGCCGCCGCACAAGGTCGGCATGATGGATGGCGTCGCCAAGGCATCGCTTGCCCAGCAGGACCAGGATTACGTCAACAACACGATCATGCCGGATCTCGAGCGCTGGGAGACCAGCCTGGAGCGCACCTTTGATCTCGACCTTTCCGACTACGAGATCGATTTCGACGAGACGCAGCTCGCCCGGGCCGATGTGCAAACCCGCTACACCAACTATCGCACCGGCATCATGAGCGGCTTCCTCAAGCAGAACGAGGCCCGCAAGGCCGAAAATCTCAAGCAGGACCCAGACGGCGACAAGTTGCTCGTTCCGTCGAGCATGGTGCCGCAGGGCAGCGACATCAATGGATCGGCCGATGATGGCGCCGGCCGGCCGCCCGCAGGTCAATCCGAGAAGGTGTGACATGAACAAGAAATTTGCCAATGCCGCCGTCGTGAAAAGCGACGGTCTCGGCGATCGCCAGATTCGTGTCCGTGCCTCGGATGCGACGGTCGATATGGTCGGCGATATCCTGATCCCGAAAGGCTGCTCGCTGCGCGGCAACACGCAGACGGTCAAGGTCTTCGCCGATCATGAATCGAAGATCGCCAATACGCTCGGCAGCGCCGAGGTCACGATCACCGACAAGTCGGTCGATGCCGTCATCACCTTCCTGGAAAAGGGCATCAGCGATCTCGCCGATCTCGCCTGCAATCTCTACAAATCAGGCGTCCTGACCGACGTCTCGGTTGGCTTCGATCCGGAGGAGGCGGAACCGCGCAAGGGCGGCGGCATCGTCTTCACCAAATGGAAACTCCTCGAGATCTCCTGTGTCGGCATCGGCTGCAACGACAACGCCGTGACGACCGCCAAATCGGCGGAATTCGATGGCGCGCGGTTCTGGCTGGAATCGGACGAGCATATGTCAATTGAGCAGACCGCCAGGGCCGGAGAAGTGCTCAAGGCGTGGCTTGCCGATCCGGCAACGCCGCTGGTGCTCGGGAAAGGTTTCCACCTGAAATCCACCATCGTCCAGAAGGCCGATGAAACCGATTGGCGTGTCGGCGCAGCGAGCGATCTCCCGCTTGGCGATGACGGCACCTGGGATGGACCGGCCGCCGCCAAGAAGATGCTGGATGATGCCGAAGGCGAAGACGGCAAGATCGATGCCACCAAGGCCAAACGCGGCTTCCTGGTCTATGACCTGAAGAACGCCGCAGAACGCGGCGGCTACAAGCTGCCTTTCGCCGAGCTCATCGACGGCGAGCTGAAGGCCATGCCAGGCGGTCTCCGCGCCGCGGCGTCCCGTCTTTCCGGTACCGACATCCCCGACGCAGCCAAGGAAAAGGCCCGGAGCGTCATCGACAGCTATGAGGCGAAGATGAAAAACGACAAGGCGATTGCCCGCATCAAAACGAAGCTCCTCGAGCGCCTCAAGACCAAGGGTCTCTATGACGTGGCCTATCTGGCGGAATGCCTGCAGACGCTGGGCTGGCTCCAGATGGGCGCCGAGGATGAGGCCGATTGGGAAGGCGATGATTCGCTCGTCCCCGGCATGCTCGCAAATGCGCTGCAGGCTTGTGCCGACGCCCTGGTTGCGATGGCGAAGGAAGAATCCGACGAGCTGCTGGCCGTCGCGCTCGGCAAAGCCCGGACGCAGGTTCGCACCAAGAACGCCATCACCAAACGGGCGAAACAGGTCGCCTGACTAATTCCGGCAGCCGCCGGGATTGCCCCTTCCGCCCTTGGGCAAGGCAGCGGCGACGCGATGTCGCCGCGTCCCCACTGAAGGAGCCTCTCATGGCTAAAAACCGCGCAGAGCTGGTCGCCAAGCGCCTCCAGCTCTCCGATCGCATGAACGCGATCGCCGAGATGCCGGCGGCTGAAATGACGCCGGAAGTTACCAAGGAGTTCGACGATGCCGAGACCGAGATCAAGGGTCTCGATAAGGAAATCGACAAGCTGGATCGGGCATTCCAGGCCTCGGCCGCCAAGGCGATGCCGGTCGGCGGCGGCGCACAGCCGGCGGCGACTGTCCCGGCCCGCGCCAAGGAGAAGGATTATCCGGTCGGCCGCTATGTGAAATCCCTCTACGCCGGCGGCGGCAGCGTGCATCAGGCCGCGGACCATGCCAAGCGCACCTATGGTGATGACGACGTCGTCACCAAGGCGCTGAGCACCGCGGTTGCCGCCGATGGCGGTGCGCTCGTGCCGGAAGACTTCGCCGACCAGGTGATCGAGCTGCTGCGTCCGGCGACGGTGGTTCGTTCCAGCGGTGCCCTCACGGTGCCGATGCCGCGCGGTACCATGCGCATGCCGCGTCAGACCTCCGGTGTGACCGGCAGCTATGGTTCGGAAGGCGGTTCGCTGTCGGCCGAGCAGGCTCAGTTCGGCGATATCGTCGCGACGTTCAAGAAATTGCGCGTCCTGACGCCGATCTCGAATGATCTCCTGCGTTATGCCTCGCCGCAGACCGATCGCATCGTCCAGCAGGATATCGTCCTCGGCCTGGCCCGCACGGAAGACTTCGCCTTCCTGCGCGGTGACGGCACCCAGGATTATCCGGTCGGCCTGAAGACGATCGCCACCCGGGCCGGCAATACCGTCCCGAGCAACGGCACGCCGACCCTCGACACGGTCTCCGCGGAACTGAATAACGCGGTGCTGAAGCTGTCGCAGGCCAATATCCCGATGCTGGAGCCGGCCTGGTTCTTCCATCCCCGGACCGAGCTCTTCCTCAAGAACCTGAAGAACGCCAACGGGTTCTACGTCTACAAGGACGAGATGAGCGAAAACAAGACGCTGCTCGGCTATGCCTTCAAGAACACGACGGCGATCCCGGCCAATCTCGGCGTCGGCGGCGATGAATCGGAGATTTATTTCTCCGATATGGCGCAGATCATGATCTTCGACTCCCTCGCTCTCAGCCTCGCGATGTCGACCGATGCCACCTATACGGCGGCGGATGGTTCCCAGCGCAACGCCTTCGAGCGCGACGAGACGCTGATGCGCGGTATCGCCGAGCATGACTTCCATGCCCGGCATGACACCGCTGTCGCCCTCATCACCGCCGTCAAGTGGAAGTTCTAACCGCCAGCTAACCGGATCGGGCGGTGAGAGCCGCCCATCCGAACAGAGGAGATCATCATGCAGCGGATTCTCGCTACCGATCCGGCGAGCGTGCTCAAGGCTGTCATTGCCAGCACGATCCAGGACGTCACCGCCGGCGCGACGCCGGATAACCACAATGTCACCGGCCTCGCCATTGACCGCGAGACCATGCATTTGCCGCCGGCGGCAGTGCTGGCGGTTTATTTCGAGGCCGTGCTGGGCGCCGCCAAGACGCTCGCCATCAAAAACGTCTCGATCCAGCACAGCGACGACGGCGCCACCAACTGGGCGACCTATCTGACCCTGACCGATCCCGGCGTTGTCGCCACCGGCCAGAGCGGCGGCTCGACCGAGCGCGGGCAGGTGCAGAACAGCGTCAACCTGTCCGGCGCCAAGCGTTGGGTCCGGACCATGTTCACGCCGGATCTCTCCGCGACCAATACCGACACCTGTGAGGTCATGAGTTCGCTCATCTTCACCGGCTTCGACACCATCCCGCACGCCTGAGGTGCGGCACCGGCCGGCGCCATCCCGGCGCCGGCATCTCTCTCCGGAGTTTCTCCATGATCATCGAATTCCAGAAGACCGTTACGCCCTACGTGAAAGGTGACGTCGCCGATATCCGTGACGATACGGCCAGGGGCCTGATCGAGAAGGGTGCCGCGAAGAGCTACCAGACCCGCGATGCCCGTCCCGCGGAGAACAAGCAGCGTCAATCCGGTCAGTAAGGTCCAGAACAATGCGGGTCGTCAGCACGGTCCTGATAAAGGCAGGCAGTGCCGCGCTGACGACCTGGTCGGACGTCCAGCTTGAGCTCGGCCTGAAAGATGCCGATCGCGCCTGGACCGAGAAGGCAATCACCCGGGTGAGCGCGATCATCGCGCAATACTGCAACCGGGTGTTCGGCCTACAGGTCATCCAGGACGAGTTCATCCCGGAAAACCAGCCTTTCGGCTGGCAATATCCGGACACGAAAGAGGATCTGAGGCTGAGTGCATGGCCGGTGCAGGGGGCGGCCTCGGTTGCCCTACCGGACCGCACTTTATTGGATGGCGTCGACTATCGCCTTGACCCGAAGAGCGGCGAGCTGTTCCGGATCGATGAAGTCGGCCAGATCATCCCCTGGATCCCGCTCACGGTGACGGCGGTTTATGAGGCCGGCTACATCCTGCCGAATGACAGCGGTTATGTTGCCGGCGATGCCTCGGCGCTGCCGGCCGACATCCAGGATGCCGCGATTTCGCTGGTGAGGGCCCGGTATTTCGCCCGTAAGCGCGATCCATTGCTGAAATCCGAGGACGTGCCGGATGTCGGCGCCGCGCAATATTGGATCGGTTCCGTCGGCGACAAGCAGATGCCGAGCGACATCGCCTCAACCCTCGATAACTACCGTCCCGGCGTCATCGCATGAGCCCGACCGAGGCGATCAGTATGCTTGACCGGCAGCTGGCGAATAATGGCAAATCGGTTGCCATGAAGAAGCGCATCGGCGGCGGCCTGAGTGGCTTCGAACAGTATTTCTGCAAGGCGATGCACCGCACCTGGACCAAGGGCCGCGGCAGCGATGAGCTCGCCGACGGCATCCAACAGCAGTTCACGCTCCTTGTTTTCTCGCCGACAGATATTCCGGCAGGGTTCGGGTCGCTTTCCGGCGGCCAGCCCTGGCCCGACGTCGGCGACATCGTCAGCGCCGATGGTCGCGACCGTGAGATAAAGGCCAGCAATCCGATCTTCATGGATGACGTGCTGGTCAGGATCAATTGTCAGCTGGTTGGCTGACGAATGATCCATTCGACCGCGAAATGGTCGGGCTCCATGGCCCGGCCGGAGACGGCCTGGCGCGCGGATCCGGTCTGGGCCGGCGAGATGGTCGTCTGTGTCGCCTCTGGGGCCAGCCTGATGCAGGCGGATATCGATCTCTGCCGCGGCCGCCGGGTGATCGCCGTCAATGATTGCTGGCGCCTGGCGCCCTGGGCGGACTGCCTATTCGCCGCCGATGCCTCCTGGTGGCAGGCCAAGGGCCCGAGGCCCGATGAATTCGCTGGCATGCGGGTGACAACGGACCGGACCAACCCGCCCGGCTGCAAAGTGATGCTCTGGAACCGGATGACGGGACTGGCCGCCGATCGGCGCTATCTCTGCACCGGTGCCAATTCCGGATACTCGGCCGTCAATCTGGCGGTTCATCTGAACAACGGTACCGCGCCGATCGTGCTGCTCGGTTACGACATGACCGGGGAACACTTCTTCGGCCGGCATCCGGAACCGCTCCGCAACCCTGAGGAATCGCATTTCCGGCAATGGCGCGAGAACTTCGCGACGCTGGCGGAAGCCGCGGCCAAGCGGGACCGGCCAATTGAGATCATCAATGCAAGCCGGGAAACGGCGCTGACCTGTTTTCCGTGCATGCCGCTCGAGGAGGCGCTGCAACTTCAATGATCAAGATCACAAGCGAAGGCGGGAACGGTTCTGGCACCAAGATCACGGATACAGAAACCGGCTATGAGATTAATCGCTGGGCCGCCGGTCTCGACGTTTCAATCAAGAGCGCAGATAGCCCAGTTACGGCGCTCGTTCAGCTGGCAATGGTTGAGCTCGACATAGAGGCCGAGCGGGTCCGTTATGCGCTCTATGATCCTGACACCCACCAATTGCGCGAGATCGCTCAAATTGTCTTCGCAGACGGCAAGACGCTGGATTTCAGCGGCAATGGCGCGCCGAGGCCGTTGCAGGACATGAATTTCGACCATGCGGTGAAGACGCTGCATCACTCGATCCAGTTCCGCACTCAGGCTGCGATCGATGCTTGCTTCGATCGGGATGCCGGGGTCTGATGCCCTATCCTGATGTGATCGGCGAATATGAGACGATCGAGGCATGCAAGACGCGCTCGATCGCAAGGTTCGGTGACGGCGAGTTCAATCTGGCGGTTGGGCGCAAATGTGTCAGCCAGGAGGCCGATGATCGGCTCGCTGCCGAGCTGCGGGCGATCCTGGCCGGCCCGACCGCCTGCATGGTCGGGATCCCGAACATCGCACAGAGCCCGCGCGCCATCTCCTGGCAGAAATACGCCGATGGCCCGGCCGGGCAGCTGCTCGGCAAGGGCCCGTTCTATTCGAGTTTCATCACCCGGCCGGACAACGCGCCGCATATCGACACCCCGGCCTACTGGGATGCGATGTGGTCGCTCTGGCGCGGCAAGGATATCACTCTCGTGCTCGGCGATCGCCGCTCGCTGCGCCCGGAGATGCTCGCGGATGCCGCGCGCCTGACGGTGATCGAGGATCTGCGGCCAGTCACCGAGGGCGGCTGGACCAAGCATGCCTATCGGCATGTCGGCGAGATCGAGGAGCGCATCGGCACGCCGGCCGGTACCGTCATCATGTGCCTCGGCGCGACGGCAACGGTTCTCGCCGAACGCCTGGCGCGCAAAGGTGTCCATGCCCTGGATCTCGGCCATGCCGGCATGTTCGCCCGCCATGCCGGCATCTATCGCTACAGCCAGGACGATCTCTGCTCGCCGGCCTACCGGCAAATGCTCGCTCTGGTCCGAAAGAATGTGAAGGGCTGGGGCGGCGATGGCGCCAAACATGCCGATGAGGTGCGACGCCTGGTCGCTGAGTTCGAGGCGGTGACCATCCTGGATTATGGATGCGGCGCCGGGAAACTGGCTGACGCAATGTCGCCCCAACGCGTGATGCAGTATGACGCCGGCATCGAGGGCAGGGCCGGCATGCCGAAGCCGGTCGACCTGGCGGTCTGCACGGATGTATTGGAGCATGTCGAGCTGGAAAAGCTGGATGCAGTTCTCGATCATCTCTTCCGGCTCGCAGGCAAGGCGCTCTATGTCGTGATTTCGACCCGGCCGGCGAAAGCGGTTCTGCCCGACGGCCGCAACGCCCATTTGATCGTGCAGCCCGGGCCCTGGTGGGTCGCCAAGTTCCAGGAGCAGGGCTGGAAGGGTCCTTACCGCATCGAAGATGACGGCAAGGAAGTCAGGCTCTGGTTCAAGAAATGATCAGCCGCGCCGACTGGTCGCCAAAGGTCAGCGATGAAGCCTTCGCTTTCCTGGCGATCCAGCGCGGCCGACTGAACGATATCGTCGGCAACCGGCCGGCATGGCTCGAAGCCTATAAGGCGTCGCTGTTCGACTGGTATGAGAATGCGCTGCCGTACCTGCCGGAGACCTGCGGGTCGATCTGCGATATCGGCGGCGGGATGGGCGGTATCGATGCGCTGCTGAGTCGGCATTACGGTGGCGTCGATGTCTTCATCCTCGACGGCGTCGCCGATCAGCCGGTTTTCGCGCAGACCAACCGACCGTTCAATGACATGCGGGTAACGGCTCGATTTCTGGCGGCGAACGGCGTCGAGACCTTCGGTTATTTCCCGCCGGGTGCCCGCTCGACGGAAACCAGGTTCGATCTGATCCTGAGCACGCAGGCCTGGGGCTTCCATCTCCCACCGGCGGCCTATGCCGAATTCGCCCTCGATGGCTGGCGGACCGGTACCCGCATGATCATCGATCTGCGGCGCGGCCGCAGCGACTGGCGCCAAGGGCTGGAAGCGGATTTCGGTCGGGCCGAGATCATTTATCAGGACTGCAAGTTCGAAAGGCTGGTCTTCGGGCATGCCTGACGTGATCACGGTCCTGGCGGGCGGCTGGTCGGCTGGTCTGCTGGACCTCGCACGGCTGCCGGGCTTCGTGATCGGGGTCAATGACAGCGCCATCCATGCGCGCTGCGACCATGTCGTCTCGATGGACCGGCTCTGGACCGAGCATCGGGCGGCGCATCTCGCCTTCTGCAATGTGCCGGCGCATATCCGCGGCGCGGCACTAAAGAACGTGAAGCCGTGGCCGGCGCTGCAGCGGTTCGATTGCGATCATAGGTCAGCCGTGTTCTCGGACGACCCCGGCATCCTGAACGGGACGAATTCCGGGCTCTGTGCCTTCAATCTCGCCTACCAGATGCGGCCGAAGCAGATCTTCCTGGTCGGCTTCGATATGCAGCGCGGGCCGAATGGGGAAGGGCACTGGTTCCAGGATTACAGCTGGGCGCCAGGCGGGGCGACCAAACAGGGCAAATACAATGCCTGGGCAATGGAATTCCATTGCGCCGGCGGCAAATGCTCTGCGGCCGGAATCGAGGTTTTGAATATTGGTGAGCGGTCACTGATCGACGCTTTCCCGAAGATCAACAGCAAGGATTTCGGTCGTTACCAATGAGAGATGTGACGTTCTGCCTCGCCTATTACCTGAATCGAGGCATGTTGCGGGAGCAATACCGCCAGCTCCGCGCGCTGCCCGCCGACCTGAAAGAACATCTTCGTCTCATCGTCGTCGATGACGGCTCGCCGGATCCGGCCTGGGCCGATGATCTCGGCTTCCCGATGCGTCTCTACCGGATGCAGAAGGACATCGCCTGGAACCAGGACGCCTGCCGCAACCTGGCGGTCAAGGAGGCCGAAACCGACTGGGTGCTGATGACGGATATGGATCATGTCGTTCCGGAGCAGACCTGGCGCCGCGTCGTCACCGGCAGCCTCGATCCGAACACCGCCTATCGCTTCGCCCGCGTCTCGATGCCGAAGCGCGACGCTTATAAGCCGCATCCCAACAGCTGGCTGATGACGACAGCGGTCTTCGAGAAGGCCGGCGGCTATGACGAACGCTTCGCCGGCTATTACGGCACCGATGGTGACTTCGTCGGCCGGCTGAGCGCCCAGGCGCCGATCGAGCAGCTGAAGGAGCACATCATCCGCTACCCGCGCGAGGTCATTCCGGATGCCTCGACGACGACCCTGGCGCGGAAGTCGGAAGAGAACGGCGAGGCGATCAAGCGGATCAAGGCCGAGCGCAAGCTGGAAACCGATGGCCGCCCGAAGCGCTATCAGACGCCCTGGGAGCGCCTTGCCTGATCATGCTGTCGATCGTCTGCTTTAAATGGAAACCGAAGGGCGCCTATCGGTCGACCTTCGGGCCTCAGACCGTCAACATCCTGAAGCGCATGGTTGGCCGGCATTATGCCAAGCCGCACCGCGTGATCTGCGTCACCGATGACGCGCGCGATATCGATCCGGATGTCGAGATCGTGCCGCTCTGGGACGATTATGCCAACGTGCCGTCACCGCATGGTGCCGGCAATCCGAGCTGCTACCGCCGCCTGAAGGCCTACAGCAAGGAGGCGGCCGACTGGTTCGGCCCGCGCTTCGTGATCCTCGACCTGGACTGCGTCATCGTGCGCGACATGGTGCCGGTCTGGGACACGCCGACGGATTTCTGCATCTGGGGCGATACCAACCCGACGAGCCCGTATAACGGCTCGATGCAGCTGATGAATGCTGGCGCCAGGGCGCAGGTCTGGGAGACCTTCGATCCGATCGAAAGCCCGAAGCGGTCAAAGGCGATGGGGTATTTCGGGTCGGATCAGGGCTGGATCGCCGCCTGCCTCGGCCCGAACGAGAATAAATGGTCGACCGTCAACGGGGTCTATAGCTACCGCAATCACATAGCACGCGCCGGCGGCAAGTTGCCGGCGAACGCGCGGATCGCCTTTTTTCACGGTCAAACGGATCCATGGCATCCCCAGGCGCAAGCACTGGACTGGGTGAGGGAGCATTACCGCTGATGGCCGAAGATTTCAGCCGCATCGTCGATCTTGGCGCCGAGCTGCAGCGCGATCTCGCACAGTTGTTGCCGCAGGAAGTCAAGGAACTGCATATCACCTATGCCAAAGAGGTGAAGGCCTCGGAAATGTCGGCCAGCGGCTTCCGGCCGGCCGAAGTGCAGACCATCGTCGACGGCCGGACGCCGGCGGCAGAGGAACAGGTGCAGCCCTTCGGCATCATTGCTTACCGGTTCGGCTCGATCGTCGATGTGGCCTTCGAGGTCCGTGATCTGCTGATCGAGAAGTCGCCGAAGGGCGAAACCGGGCTCTATGCCTCAAGCTGGTTTGCCATCGTCAACGGCGAGCCGGTGGCCTGGGAGGCGCTCGAGCAGACCTGGAAGCCGGGCCAGGAGATCTGGATCAGCAACGACCAGCCGTATTCGCGCATCCTGGAGATGGGCGCTGATCCCAATGGGCCGCTGCGCGTCTTCAAGGTGCCGGCGCACACGACGCAGAAGATCCTGCCGGAGGCCCGCAGCCGATTCGGCAATCTGGTGCGCATCAATGACACCTTCATCGACCTGCATGGTCCCGGAACCGGAAAGGCCAAGCCAAGCCCGACGCATGGTAGCTCGGTCCCCTGGATCCTGCAGAATTCGCAGGGCCGCAAGGGCCGGCTGGCTGGCGACCCGATCAACTATCCTGCCGTGGTCATCACACCGCTATGAACATCATCGAAGCCCGCCAGGCCGTGAAGCAATACGTCACCGATCACTGGACGACGACGCCGGTCGTCTGGCCCAACCCGGCCCGGCCCGGAAAGGGACCGCCGAAGAAGATATCGGACATCGATCCACACTGGATCGCCCTCGAACTTCTCGACCTCAGGGCGGATACCGGCCTCGGTGAAGCCGGCAGCCGTTTCGCGCAGGATGACGGCCTCTTCATCATCAATGCCTTCGCGCCGGTGATGACCGAAGAAGACGCGATCTGGAACATCACCTTTCAGTTCAGCGAGATGTTCCGCGCGCTGAAACTCGATGGCTTGCAATTCATGTCGCCGCGCATTCAGCCATCGGCCACGAAGGCCAGCGATGACGGCGCTTGGTACGCCCTGACGGCGACGGTGCCATTCATGCTCTTAGGTACCGTCTGATAGACGGGCAGCCCTCATAGCCCTTGGGCAAGGCAGTGATCGAGGCGCCTCCGGGCGCCTTTTTCTTTATGGAGCCCCCTATGACGACCACAACTCCGTTACCAGCCTCTGGTTCCAAGCTCTATATCGGCGGCATCGGCGCCCTCGATTCCGAAACCGGTTGGACCTTGATCGGCAACGTCATCACCATGGGTGAATACGGCGCCAAGGACGACACGATCGACTATGTCGATCTCGGCTCCGGCATCCATATCAAATTGAAGGGGCCGACCAATGCCGGCGCCATGGCCGCGACGCTTGCTAAGATCCCGAGCGACGCCGGGCAGGCGGCTCTTAAGGCCGCCTATGAGGACAAGGTCAATGACTATAATTTCAAGGTTGAATGGCCGGACCGTCCGTCGCATAGCGGTGGCACGCCCTCGACTGAAAAGTTCAAGGGCAAGGTCATGGGCTACACGACCAATATCCAGAACGCGAACAGCGTCATCCAGGCCGGCGTCGCGATCGAGCTGAACAGCGTGCCGGAATTCATCCCGGCAGCCTGACACATAATCCCTTCTGACCCGACCGCCGCAATCCCTGCGGCGGTTTTCTTTTGGAGCAACCATGTCGAATTTGAATGACGGCGAAGTGCAGATTGTCCTCGGCGACGAAACCGTCACCCTGGAGCCGACGATCGAGGCCGTGAAATCACTCTCGCGGCTCTATGGCGGCCTGCAGGGTGCCCTGAAAGCCTGCAGCAACCAGGATATCGAGGCGCAGGCGGCGATCGTGCAGATCGGCGCCAATATCGAAGACAAGGCCGATATCAAGACGCTACCGCTGCGGATCTATAAGGCCGGCATGCTGAAGACGACGCCGCTGCTCAACGATTACATCCTGATGCTGATGAATGGCGGCAAGCCGCTGGTCGAGCAGACCGACAGCGGAAACGACGCGGGAAACTCACCTGGCTGAGCATTGAGGACTACTGCGTCCACCTCTACGGCATCGCTAGAGGGGTGCTCGGCTTTAACGAACGCGAGGCAATGCGGACACCGATGCCTCGGATCGAAATCGCCCACAAGGCACGGCTCGATTTCGAGATCGACATCAATCCCATGATCAAGAAACCGGAAGCGTTTCCGATTCCGACGCAAACGCCGGAGGAGTTCTTCGCAATGCTGAGGCGCAGGAATAAGGCCAAGAATGGCTGACACCTATCAGAAGATCTATCAGGTCGTCATCGACGCCTCGAAGGCGAGGACGGGTGGCGCTGAGCTGGTCAACGCCATCAACCAGATCATCCAGGCTGGCGGCCAGGCACAGACCGCGACGGCCAGCCTCTCCAGGCTGAGTGATCAGGTCGATGCGATTGCGCGCAGGGTGACGCCGGGGCTGCGGGATTCCCAGGCCTATGCGGCGTCACTGGCGCGGATCGGACAGCTTGCAGAGGCCAGCGGCAAGCCACTCTCGGACTACGCCGACCTGATCGATCTCGTTACCCTGAAATACGACGCCAGCGCCCGCGCGGCCAAGGTCTTCCAGGATGCCAACAGTGCCGCGATTGCATCGCTGAGCCAGGTCAATTTGGCCCAGCTCGCCGAGCAGCAGGCCAATCAATACCAATCGCTTCTGAATGATCGCATCCAGCTTGCCGGGTCGAACCGTGTATCGCAGACCAGCGGATCGACCGAGGCGCCATTTGCGGCCGTTCCGACCGCCAATAACACCGCCCTCGCGGCGCTCTTGAAGCAGCAGGAAGAAGAGGAACAGCAACAAGCCGCCGCACAAGCTCGCCTTCAGGCCTTCACGGCGAAATATGAGCCGCTAACGGCCGCGACTCAGCGCTATACCGCCGCCGTCGCCGAACTCAAAGCGATGCGCAGTGCTGACGAGATCAGCGAGGAACGCTACACCGCAGCGCTCAAGATCGAACAGACGGCCCTCGATGCCGTGACGGCTGCCCAAGCGCGAGCCGCCAAGGGTGGCGGCTCGCTCTTCGGCCTCAATAATATCGGCCGCATGGAATTGCAGGCCTCGGCGATCAACTTCGTCCAGGGCATCTCCGCCGGCATCTCTCCCCTTCGCATGCTTCAAACCGAGGCGCCACAGGTCTTCGGCGCCTTTATCCAGGGCGGTTTGAAGGTCAGCGCCTCGATGATTGGCATGGGTGCTGCGATCACTGGCGCGGCGCTTGTGGTGGGCGGCATCGGATACGCTTTTGAAGCGGGTTCAAAGCAGGCCAACGCCTTTAACCAGGCGATGCGGCTGACGGCGGACTCGTCCGGCATGACGAGCACGCGCCTCGAACAGATCATCGCTTCGGCGCAGAAATTCAGCGATATCGGCGCCCTGTCTGCTCGCTCCGTCGCGACAGAGATGACGGCCAGCGGCAAGCTCAGCGCCGATGTCATCGAACGACTGACCGGCCTGACCGAGGATTATGCCAGGGCCACCGGCCAGACGGCTGAAAAAGCCGGTACCGAGCTGACCAAGCTCTTCAGCGACCCCAAACAGGGGATGCAGCAGCTTGACGATCAGTACAATCTCCTCGATCAGCAGCAGCGCCGTTATATCGAGCAGCTCATTGCTCAGGGCGATCGGACCGGGGCGCAGATCGCGCTCTCGGATGCCCTGGCTGGTCGCATCCACAACGTTGCCGACAATGTCGGGTATCTCGGGCAGGTCCTAAAAGAAGGTGGTCGTCTCTGGCAGGATTTCTGGAACGCCGCCGACAACATCGGGCGCCCGGAGACGACCGGGCAGAAGCTTGACGATCTGGATGCGAAGATCAAGAAGCTGCAGGCCGACCGGGATGCCCAGAGCCATGCATTGCTTGGGCAATTTCTGCCGTTCTCGGGTCAAAATCGCCTTCAGGACCTCATCAATCAGCGCTCCATCGTCCAGGCTCAGCAGGCCGCCGAAGAGCAGAAGGCCCAGTCCGACGCCGCAGCAGCCCAGTTTAAGACGCTCACCAAGAACGTGGGCGACGCGGCAGAAAAATACGATACCTTCACCACCAAGCAGAAGGCGCTGACGCTCGAAGTCAGCAATTATGCCAATGCCCTGAGACAACTCTATGCGGTAGCGCCTCACGCAGGTCCGCAGGGCGCGGCTTCATCTGCCCGCGATCAGGCCATTCTCGATGCCCAGACAGCGCAGCGCTTTGCCGCCGCCGAACTGGCGGCGATGCGGACGCCACAGGATGAGGCCATTGCCCGGTCGAATATCGATAAGCAGGTAGCGGCCGCCGGTCCGATTGCCCGGGCGGCGCTGCAGGCGCGCCTGACCGCCGAAGATGCCGCCCGGCATAACGTGCAGATCCTGGCGCAGCCGAATGCCGAGGACCTGATCAAGCAGCAGGGCTCTTTGGCGGCCGAAAACGCGATCCGCCAGCAGACGACCGCTGTCCGTGACCAGAATGCCCAGCTCGATCTCAATGCCCGGCTGACCCTGGCCACCGGCGAAGCCTGGATGAAATCGGCCACCGAGGGCGCCATGGCCGCGGCGCGGCAGCAAGCCGCCGTCGAGGCGCTGACCCAGCCGATCAATGTCGGCGCCCGCACGCTGCAGATCCTCAACCAGCAGGTCAACGAAGCCGTCACCGCCGGCGCGCAGCAGGTCCGCTCGCTTGATGACCAGGTCGCGGCTCAGCAGCGCCTGGCCGCTGCCGCCAAGGACGGCCCGCTCGCTGAGCATCAGGCCGAGGTTACCAACCAGATTGCTGCGGCAACCAAGGACCTGAACGATAAGCTGCAATTGGCTTTTGCGACGAAAAACACGAAGGCAGCAGCCGACCTGCAGGCCGAAATAGCGGGGATTGCGCAGAGGACCAGAGATGCCGATGCCGCCGCGAAGGAATATGCCAACAACCATTGGCTGACCAACGCCGTGACGGACCAGGGCTATCAGAAGCAGCTCCTACAGGTCCAGCTCGCCAATGTCGGCGCAAACGATAACCAGCAGCAGAGAGCGTTGGCGATCGCTCAGGCGCAGATCGATCTCGTGAAGCAGCATATCGATCTTCAGAGCGAGCAGGCAAAGAACTACGTCCAGGGCGCCGCTGATCTCGCCGACTATAATGCCGAGCTGACCCGGCAGAAGGCGATCGCCTCCGAGCTACCGAATGCCTTCGACCAGGCCTTCGACCGGATCGGCCAGGCCGTTACCCAGTTCGCGGTGCAGGGCGGCAATGCCTTCCAGTCGCTGCAGAACGTCGGCAACGCGGTCCTGTCCGAGCTTTTCCAGGAAGCGCTCAAGCTGTCGGTCGTCAACCCGCTGAAAAACTGGATGAACGGCGACAACGCACTGCCGACCTGGGATGCCGTCATGAATCGCGTGACACAGGGCAGCGGGTCAGGCCCCAGCGGCATGACCGCCAGCCAGGGCCGCATCGGCAGCGTGTCCGGAGCGGGTGATAGCGGCGGCTGGCTGTCCGGTATCGGCTCCTGGATTGGTTCGTTCTTCGCCGATGGTGGCGTCATGACCTCGCGCGGCCGCCTGCCGCTCCGCGCCTATTCCACCGGCGGCGTCACATCGACGCCGCAGCTCGCCATGTTCGGCGAAGGCTCGACCCCGGAAGCCTATGTCCCGGTTCCGTCCGGCCGCATCCCGGTCGAGATCCGCAACTTCCAGCCGGCGCAGGCCGCGAACAGCAACAGCGAGCGCCAGCTCGTTGTTCATTTCAACTTCCAGACCGCGGCCGCCGTGGACGCCTTCAACCGCAGCCCGTCTCAGCATGCCTATAAGGCTGCCCGCGCCCTGCAATCCTCTCTCGCAAGGAACGGCTGATGTCGGGGTTCGATGAGATCCGCATGCCGGCGAACCTGGCGGCCGGCGCCGTCGGCGGCCCCGGCTTCAGCACGACCGTGTTTCCGCTGAATTCCGGTTTCGAGAAGCGCAACCAGAATTGGGCGAAGTCGCGGTATCGCTGGACGCTGACCCACTGGATGAAAAGTGACGCCGACATCCTGGCGATGATCACGTTCTTCCAGCGGCGCGCCGGCAAGGCGAACGGCTTCCGTTTCCAGGATCTCGCCGATTATCAGGTCACCGCCTATCAGCAGTTCGCGACCGGTGATGGCGCCGCGACACAATTTCAGCTCAACAAGACCTATACCGATGCTCTCGGCTCCTATCAGCGCATCATCAAGAAGCCGGTCACCGGGACGCTCAGCATCAAGGCCGGCAGCTCGGTCATCACCGAAGGCGTCGGCTCCAGCCATTTCACCTGCGACTATACCACCGGCATCGTCACCATCGGCACGGCGCCGGCCTTGTCGACGGCGATCTATTGGACCGGCCAGTTCGATGTTCCGGTCCGGTTCGATACCGACCAGCTGGATATCAATTTCCATCTGTTGCGGATCGGTTCCGCCGAAGGCCTCGACATCGTGGAGCTGCGTCTGTGAAGGCGACCACGGCGCCGATGGATACACATCTGGCCGGCGATCTCACCAAGATGACGCTGTGCTGTCAGGTCACCCGCAGGGACAACCAGGTCTTCCGCATGACGACGCATGATCAGGACGTCGAATATCCGGCCGGATCGGGCGTCATCTATTCATCGTCCTTCGGATCGATCCCGAACGCCGTCGATATCAGCACCGATTACTCGGTGGCGACCCAGAACTATTTCGGCTTCTGGGATGACGCCGAGGTCTCCGAAACCGACATGATCGTCGGCAAGTTCAACGGCGCCGATGTCCGGATCTTCCTGCTCAATTGGTCGGACACCTCGGCGACGATGGGGCAGATCAAGGAATTTCGCGGCAATTTCGGCCAGGCGTCGCTGACCAAACAAGGCTTCTTCCAGATCGAGCTCCGCTCGATGATGCAGAAGCTGCAGCAATTGCTCGGCAGCTATTACAGCCAGACCTGCCAGCACAGCCTCGGCGACAGCAAGTGCCGGGTGCCGATCAAGCCGGACGACATCCTGCGCGATACCGATTATGTGCTCGGGCAGATCGTCAAGGTGCCGGATATTGTGCCGGCGCCGGACAGCAGCGCCTATCATGACAGGATCTTCACCTGCACGACGCCGGGTCATACCGATGTCGTCGCGCCGCCCTATGACTATACCGTCGGCAATATGACGACCGACGGCACCGCCGTCTTCACCGCATCGGAAGCCTGGACCCGCGCCGGCACCGTGGCCGCCGGCACCCAGACGACCGCCGGCGACAAGCACAAATTCAATGTGACATTGACAGAGGCCCGCGCCGTCGATGGCTGGTTCGCGGCCGGGGCGTTGACCTGGGAGACCGGCAACAACGCCGATCTGCCGCCGATCGAAGTGAAAGGCTGGACGCAGACCGGCGCCATCATGCAGCTGCGCTACGCGACCCCGTTTGCCCCGCAGCCGGGTGACAAGTTCCGGGTCTACAAGGGCTGCAACCTATTTCTCTCCGGGTGCAAGGGCTTCAACAACGTCATCAACCGCCTGGGGTTCGACAACATCCCCGGCGAAATCGCGATTCTCGGCTACGGCATCGGTGACGGCAATGTCAGTGTCGGGACCTGAGATCGCCGCCGCCGCCCGCAAATGGCTGGGCGTCAAATGGCGCCATCAGGGCAGGTCGGAACGGGGCGTCGATTGCATCGGCATCGGCGCCTGTGTCGCCGCCGATCTCGGCTTCAAGATCGCAGACCGCACGAATTACGGCCGGGAGCCGATACCGGCCGAGATCGTCGCGGCCTTTCGCGCCAATGGCTTCAAAGAAGTCATTCCGAGGACCGCGCGGCAGATCGGCGACGTCCTCGTCTTTCGTGATGGCCGACATATCCGGCATGTCGGCATCCAGTCGGAGAAGCATGATGTCCCGCATTTGATCCATGCAACGGCCGGCCTCCGCCAGGTCGTCGAGGAACCGCTGACGCCGGATTGGATGGGGAAGCTGGTCTATGTCTTCAGGTTCCCCGGGGTCGATTGAAATATGGCACGTACCGCGATCGTCACCGGCGCCGGGCTGCTTGGCGCCGCGATCGGCTCTGAGTTCGGGAGTCCAGGTCTCGGCTTCGCGCTGGGCAGCGCCGCCGGCTCAGTTGTTGCCAGTTTCGCCGTGCCGAGCGGGTCGCCGACAAAGGGTCCGCGCCTCACCGATCTCAAGGTTACGTCCTCGGCCTATGGCGCCTTCATTCCGATTGGCTACGGAACCGTCATTGTCGGCGGCAACATCATCTGGTCGACCGATCTCAAGGAACATAAGAAAAAGAGCAAGAGTGGCAAGGGCAGCAGCGATACCGCCAGCACGGTAATCAACTTCTATTACACCGCTTCTTTCGCCCTCGGTCTCGCCTATGGTCCGGCCGAGGATGTGCTTCGCATCTGGTTCGACGACAAGCTCTATTTCGATAAGACCGGCACCGGTCCTGTCATCAGGAAGGGCGGCTTAAGCTTCCGCTTCTATCCGGGCGATGACAGCCAATTGCCGGACCCGTCGATCGTCGCGGCGCTCGGTGAAGAGAATACGCCGGCCTGGCGGGGGCTTGCTTACATCGTCTTCGATGAACTCGATCTGAGCCCATTCGCCAACCGGATCCCCTCGATCAAGGTCGAACTCACCTACAATGCGATCCCGACTTTTCCCTATACGCCACTGACAATTCCTTCGGGTGCGCCGGCGCCGGTAGGAAATTTTCTCGCTGTGGATATCAACCGCAACGTTGCCTACACGATGTCCTCTGGCGGCGGTTATCTGGAGCGCATCAACCTCGATACGATGATGCTGGATTTCTGGAAAGATTCCAACGTCGTCAATTTCATTGGAAATGGCTTCGCAAAGGCAACATTGGGTATCGGCCTCGATGGCTATGTTTATGGCTCGGATGGTACGGCGTCGAATGACACCCCACTATTAAAAGTCAACCCCGAGACGCTGACGGAAATCTTTGAGGCCCGTTACGGTGAAGACGCCGCTTTTGACGGCTATCCCGCGAATGTTACAGGTACAGCGCATGATATCGCCTCGGTCCAGAATTTCGGCGTCAATGCTGTAAATACCTATGCGATTGTCATCAGCCAGTTCGCGGCGACCGGATATGTCGGCGTCTTTACCGTCAATGGCGGCCCATCCACTGCCGAGGACATCACCGCTGGCTCCCTGCCGATCTCGTTGGCGGGCTGGTCACAAGGCACACCGGGCGAAGGTCCTGCGTCCTATATGGTTGGGGCGACTGACCTCTCCAGTGTTGGTGCGATCGATACCGTCGAATCCTGGGCCTATGCCTATGGCATGCTGGACAATGGCAAAATCGTCAGGGTCATCATCGCCGGCTATCCGCTGTTTCAGGATACAGAAGGTGGTGGTACTGAGGCCTTGGCGAAAGGCTGCGCGATCGATTATTTCGATCCGCTTGAACTGGACGACCTCTCCGTCGCCATCGGGAAATCCGCCGGATACTATTTTGCCTATAACAACATCGGCACCGGCTGGTGGGATCAGACCGATGATACAATCATCTTTACCTGCCGGTTGAACAAGTCGGTCGGCGGTTCCGATGTCCTGCTCGTGAAATATCGGCCGGATAAGCAGAATCTTCTCGACCCGATCAATACCGTTGTTTGGGCAATGATCGTACCCAGTGACCTGTTCACCGGGTCGACCCATGGGACAAAGCTGATCGGCAACCGCCTCGCTTACATGCTGGGGAGCACGGTCTATCAGTTCGATACCAATACCGGCGCGATGACAACCCAGGTCTGGCCGATCGCTGCGACCGATGGCAGCTTTCCACAGGTCTATGATACCGATTCCGACAGTCTTCTCGTCTTCATCACCGGACACAATTGGACCCGGATTTATCTCAACCGCGGCACCGGTGACGGTACGACGGATGGCACCATTGTCGCCGATCTCTGCAGCCGCGTCGGTTACGGCCCAGGTGACATCGATGTCTCGCAGCTGACAGATCCGGTATACGGCTTCCTGGTCAGCAACCAGTCGGCGATAAAGGACAATATCCTGGCGCTCGGCCAGGCGTTCTTTTTTGATGCCGTCGAGAGCGATTACAAGATCAAGTTTGTGAAGCGCGGCGGATCGTCAGTCGTGACGATCCCGCAAGACGACATGATGTGGCTTGGTAACAATGGTTCCGACAAAAATCCGCAGTTCATGTCGGATGATGACACGCAGGACGTCGATCTGCCGTTTGCCGTTTCCGTCGCGTTCCTGAACAAGGATCAGCAGGATCAGCAAGGCAGCATGGAATATCGCCGCATCGACGCGCCGGACGCGACGATGGGCTCGCAGAACCGGACAACGGCGCAGCTGCCGATCGTGATGACCGGGACCGATGCCTTGAAGATCGCGGAACAGGCGCTCGATGCCGCCTGGGGCAGCCGGCGTCGCTACGGCCATATGCTGCCGCCGAAATATCTGAAATATGACGGCACCGATGTCGTCACCTTCTCCTATTCGGACGCAACATCGACCCTGGCTCGGATCATTCAGCTCGGCACCGGTGCCGATTTCTCGCTTGATGTCACCAGCGCTTCCGAAGACCCGACCGTTTATGGCGGCACGCTTGTCGCCGACAATGCGAACTACCCGGCGCAGGTCATCGCCGGGCCTGCGGTCGGCAAGCTGTTCGTCCTCAATATCCCGCTGCCACGCGATGTGGACGATACCGGTGGCGTTGGATCACGGGTCTATCTGGCGACCTCCGGGTATGGCGCCGCAACGAACCCAGGCCGTGTCATCATGCGGAGCTATGATCAAGGCGTCACCTGGGACGAAGTGACCCGGACCTATCTCGATGCGACCTGGGGCAGCTGCATCACGGCGCTTCCCGACACGACACATCCATTCGCCTGGAACGATGATTATAGCCTCACGATCCAACTGACCGATCCCGGCAACGAAGCCCTGGCGAGCGTCACGGACGATCAGGTTTATGCTGGCAGCAACGTCGCCGCCATCATCAAATCCAACGGTGAGGCCGAGATCATCCAATTCGGCACTGTCACCGTGAACACGGATGGCAGCTACACGCTGTCGCATTTCCTGCGCGGCCGGCGCGGGACCGAAGTCAATACGGCCGGCCATGCGATCGGCGACTATTTCCTGCTGCTTGATGCGAATGAGATGACGTCGGTCGTCGTGCCGCTGAACGACATCGGTCGGTCCGTCATGTGGAAAGTCGTGACGGCCGGCCAGGTGGCGGCCGATGTGGACGGATTCACACGGATCACGACAGGAGCCGACCTTAAGCCTTACGCCGTCGATCATATCGCCGTCGCCGCATCCGGGTCGGACCTCAATCTCACCTGGGTACGCCGCACCCGTCTCGGCGGCGGCCTCTTCGACGGCACCGGCACAGTGCCGCTGTCGGAGACCTCGGAAGCTTATGAGATAGATATTCTCTCCGGCCCGGGCGGCATCGTAAAGCGGACCCTATCTGGCCTGACATCGCCGGCGGCGACCTATACCGGCGCGCAGATCCTGGCGGATTTCGGCACATCCATCAGCAGCCTGACGCTGAAAATCTATCAGCTGAGCGGCATCGTCGGGCGTGGCTTTGCCAAGGAAACGACACTTGCCGTTACCGGCCTGCCGAGCTTGTCGCCAACCGCTGTTCCAGCGATTCCAACTGGTTTGGCATCTGCGTCTTCGGCGGGACAGAACGCGCTTAGCTGGAACGCGAATGTGTTGGGCGATTATGTCACCGCCTATCACCTCTATCGGGCCGCAGGAACCGGCGCCGCCTTCGCTGATGCTAGCCTGATCTGGTCAGGTAGTTCTAATTCCTATGTTGATGGCGGATTGTCGGTCGGCCAGAAGAACACCTATTTTCTGACCGCGACAAACGCGATCGGGACGTCCTTAAATACGGCGGGTCTCGACACGACTGCCGGCGTCATCGTCAAGGATCTTCGGATCGTCGGCGGCACTCCTGGTGTCAAGCCAACGGGCCTGCAAGAACTCCTGTTGATGGTGATGCTCTCCGGCGATGCGTTGCCGAAGGACCTCATCCATAACGGCGTCAATAGCAAGATCAGCTGCGAAGTCGCGCCGACCGCCAATTACACGATCACGCTGAAGAAGAATGGTTCGACCATCGGAACCGGCACGATATTGGCTGGTCACACGACCGGGACATGGACGTTTACCTCGGCCGTCACTTTCGCCGATGGCGATCTCTTCACCATCACGGCGCCGGCATCTGACGCGACCATGTCCGGTCTCGCTTTGACGATCCTCGGCTCCCGCACGACCTGAACCATCTCACATCGGCGCGAGAAGCGCCGCCGAAAGGCCTTAACGCGATGGCACTCATCATCCGCGATAGTTTCGCGCCATATGCTTCTATCACTGATGCCGGCCTGTCTTATTGGGACGTAGTAAATTCATCCCTCACCTTGTCATCGGCGACAACGCGGTTCGGTGAGGGGCAGTCTATACGTTCCGCCTCTGGTGGAACCGCTGGCGTCATGTTGCAAAAGGCGATGACATCGAACCAGCAGACGATCTTCGCTGCCTTCGCCTTCATCTGGAATGCAGCATTTTCCGGGACGAACGAGGTCATCGGCGTCCAATATCTCGATGGTGCGACGGCACAGGTAACTATCTGCCTTAGGTCAGACGGTGCCGTTGTAGTGCGGCGCGGCGGCAATGCCGGGACCGTGGTTCAGACCTTTACTGGTGTCTTTTCGGCAAACGCTTGGACGCATATCCAGATCAAGACCGTGATCGACGGATCTGCTGGCGAGGTGCATATCCGGCTCAACGGCAATTCGTCGGACGACTTCGCGGCAACTGGGCTCAACATCAAATCCTCGGCGAATAGTTATGGGAATGTTGTTGTCTTAAATCAGACCGTTCTGAATGGCACGACCAGCGTTGTCTTCTGCCAGCACCTCGCTTTCTTCGACAGTTCGGGAAGTGCCCCATGGAACAACTGGGTCGGTGATATCCGCGCCAATATCATCCGCCCCTCGGCCGATACAGCACAGAAGCAATTCGCCCCGAGCCCGGCGACTTCAACCAACTTCGGCGAACAGACACAGGTCAGCACCAATACGCTAGCCATCACTGCCGGGCAGATCCGTGTTGCCAGGATCATCACGACTCCGGTCGGCGGCACGCTCGGCAAGGCAACGGCAAATTTCAACGCCGCGATGACCGGCAATGCCAAGATTGCTCTCTATGACAGCGATGGTGCCGCTGGTGTTCCCGGAACGCTCATAGCAACGTCTAACCAGGTCACCAATCCCATCATCGGGACGAACGATTTCACGTTCTCATCGCCACCACTTCTCAGAATCGCGCATCAGTATTACCTCGCGATCCTCACGGATACGAACTGCACGTTGAAGGGCGCCACCGGCTCTTCAACGACCTATATCCAGACACAGGCTTATGCGTCAGGATTCCCGGCGACTATGACGCCAGCCGGCAGTACCGCAACCGATCCTGTCCTGTTCGGCACGATCACGGCGACGAATTCCGGCTGCGTCCAGGAACTCACCGAAGACGGAACGACGACCTATGTCTTCGACAGCACGGTCGGTCACTACGACCTCTATGATTTCGATGATCTCGCCGCCACCCCGGCCTCAATCCTGGGTCTTTCGCTGCGTGGTTTTGTCTCGAAATCGGACTCCGGTGCCAGGTCTGGTGCCCTCACCATGAAATCGGGGGCGACCAGCCAGGACAGCGCGACTGCTGTTCTGTCAACCACGATGTCAAATCTCGTGATGGTACAGGATACTGACCCGAATACCGGGGTGGCCTGGACCTCTGCCGCGATCAACGCCCTGCAGGCCGGACTTAAAGTCGCCGCCTGATGACCGACTTCCGCACAACTGAGATTTTTGCCGAGGTCTGGTCTCTCGCGACACCCGCATATCAGGCGACGGAGATCGTCGGTGAAGTCTGGTCGGTGATGACGCCGGCTATGCAACTGACGGACTTCTTCATTGAGCTATGGGCCCCGACCGCGACGGCCGGAACACGGTATCAGGCCGGTTTCTTGGGGATCGAGGTCTGGACCATGACCGCAACAAACACCGCACCATTCTTCTTCGTGATCACATAGGCAGGTCAGTATGCCCATCTCATATAGTCCGATCCTGGCAATTCCCCACGTATCCGAGTCTCAGAATGACAAGGAAGTGCCGATCAACGGCGGGATCGATCTTCTCGAAGCGGCGCTCTGCGATACGCTGGACGTCGACGTCACATCAGCCAACCAGACGGTTACCGATGACAACTATCGGCAGCATATGCGCTTCCGGATCATCGGTGCGACGACGGCTGGCCGGGCGGTGATCCTCGGCAATAATCCGATCAAGCGCCTGGTCATTCTTCGATCGTCAGCATCGAATACGCAACCGGTCTTGATCGAGCGTGGCTCGACAACGATCACGCTCTACCCAGGGCAGACGATATTCGTCTATACCAACGGCACGGCGAATGGTCTCGATCGCATGGACGTTCCGGGGAAGGTGATGCCGTATTCGGTCGCCGGCAATCATCTCATCCTGTCAGGCGACGCCGGCGCCTATATCTTCTGCACGGCCAGCACGCCGAGCGCGATGATTATCGCCTCGAACCAGGATTCGCCGATGGATATCGGCACGCGCATCTGGTTCATGCAGAAGGGGACCGGCCAGATATCCCTCGCTGCCGGTACAGGCGTGACGATCCTGACAGCGCGCAGTCTGACATCGCGGGCGCAATATTCTGAAATCCGCATCACCAAGATCGATACCGATACATGGCTCGCCAGCGGCGACCTGACCTGATGCCTGCCAAATAGTCGCTCTCGGCCGCCGTCGGGCGGTTTTTTTATGCCTGGAGGGGAAAAAGAATGGATCACCTGAGCATCAGGACCGAAGCAACCTTGGGGGCGGGTCTGATGACGACGCCCTTTTGGGTTTCGCTGCTGAACAACATCGGCTGGGTCGCCAGCATCATCGCCGCGGTGTGCGGCGCCATCGTCGGCATCCATGCCGTCTGGCGGATCTGGAGCAATCGCAAAAAGCCGGATACGACAGCGGCCAAAAAGGCCGACGAAGACGACCTCGATATTCTCGCTCCATGAACAGGAGATCATCCATGAGGATCTTGATCGCGGCGGCTTCGGCCGCCTTTTTGCTGCTCTGCGCGGCCGCCAGAGCCGATCCGGCGCCAGCCTGCATTCCGCTGCAAGCCGTCGTCATGCATATCGCGGCCAACAACCCCAGGCAACACTTCACACTGATCATCGCGTCACCAGCGGAAGCAGCACTTCTGGTGCCCTATCTCGCCAAGAGAGCCGGTCATCCGGAAATGAAGGGCGATGACGTCGCCGCCTTAAGGGCCGATGGCGATCCCGGCAACTGGTACGCCATGGTCCTTTATCACGGCTGCGTCGAGATCGGCATGGCGGTGTCAATCGACGATCTTCAATCGGTGCTTGGCCGCGGCACCTGATAACGACCCCATCAACCAGCCTGAAAGGCAAGCATCATGCTGAAAAGCCTGCTCACCCTCGAAAATCTCTGGAAGGGCCTCGGCCATATCACCCGCTGGGTCCTGATCCCGTTCCTGGTCCTGGCTGCGGTAATCGCCGGAGCGCTCATCATCAATGCCGACAGCATTGGTCTCGGCATCAAGAACACTGTCGCGGCGGCACTCTTCGTCTTTATGGCCGTGACGACGCTCTGGCTGTGCTCACGCTGGCTGGACTGGCTCTCCGAAACGAGGTTTAAAAAAGATGTCGCTCCACTTCTCAAGCAGAACACTCTGGCTCTGGCTATCTATTACACTGGCCGCTGGATTGGCCTCGCCTTCCTGGTCGGCACAGTTTACGCCACGGTACGATTCTGACATCCGCGGTGCGGTCGCTCAGTTCTGGCCTGAAGGGCCGGATTGGACCTGGTGGAAGGCGCAGCTCTACCAGGAAAGCCGCCTGGACCCGCAAGCAATGTCTCCGGTGGGCGCAAGGGGGCTGGCGCAGACGATGCCAGCTACATGGGCAGAAATAACGCGCCAGCTGCACTGGGGCAATGTCAGCCCGCATTCGCCGCGCCATTCGATCTATGGTGGTGCCTTCTATATGCGGCGGATGCAGCTCGCCTGGACCTTCAAGCGCACGATCGAGGAGCGCCAGAAGCTGGCCCAGGCAAGCTACAACGCCGGCACCGGCCACATCATCGAAGCCCAGGACGCCTGCCATGGCGCCTTGGCCTGGGATGAAATCAAGGCCTGCCTGGCGCAGATCACCGGCGCCGCCAATGCCCAGCAGACCATCGACTACGTGACGCGGATCGCCGACTGGCGCCGGCAGATCCTCAGCACGCCGCACTGATCACAGCCTGAATTTCCGATCCTTCAACCGCGCCGCCTGAACGGCAGCAGAGAGCGGAGCTTTGTCATGGACAGACTTAAAAGCAATATCGGCCGGCGTTACGACTGGATCCCGGACCTGCCGGATCACCGCGATGATGTCTATCAGGTGAAGCGCCGTCTAGCGCTGCCGACGAAGGTCGATCTCTCGGCGAAATGCTCGCCGGTCGAGGATCAAGGCGATCTCGGCAGCTGCACCGCCAATGCGCTCGCCGGCGCCCTCGAATTTCTCGAGGATGTCGACGGCACGCCGTTCAAGGATATTAGCCGGCTCTTCATCTATTACGGCGAGCGGGCGATCGAGCATACCATCAACCAGGATAGCGGCGCGCAGATCCGCGACGGCGTCAAGTTCTTGCACCAGATCGGCGTCTGCTCTGAAGATCTCTGGCCCTATGTCATCGCCAAGTTCAAGCAGCGGCCGCCGGCAGCCGCCTATGCCGATGCCAGCGGCCGCAAGATCACCAGCTATAGCCGCGTCATCGGCATCAATGCGCTGCGGGCCTGCCTGGCGGCCGGCTTCCCGGTCGTGTTCGGCTTCACGGTCTATGACGGCTTCGAGAGCGATGCCGTCGCCAGGACCGGCAAGCTGAACATGCCGAAACCGACGGAACGGGCGCTGGGCGGCCATGCCGTGCTGGCGGTCGGCTATGACGACGGGACCAAGCGGGTGAAGGTCAGGAACAGCTGGGGCGCTGGCTGGGGCCTGAAGGGCTATTTCACGATGCCCTACGACTATATCGGCAATCCGCAGCTCGCCGACGATTTCTGGACCATCCGCGCCGGGAGCCAGCTGTGACCGGCCTCGTCAAGACCGGGCTCGCTTCTGTCACCGGTGGCACGTCGGTCTGGCTGCCTTGGGCGATCGCTGGTCTCATCATCGCCGGTCTCGGCGGTGCCGTCTGGGTGCAGACCTCGCGCCTGCATGCCGCCGAAACGGAAACCACCTCAGCCAAGCATGATCTCGGCATCGCGCAGTCGGATGTCACCCGCTGGACGGCTCATAGCAGCGAGCAGGATGCCGAGATCGCCAGCCTGAACAAGCAGCTCGCCCAGCGCGTCGCCGATGCTGCTGCCGCTGACCAGGCCGCCCAGGCGAATGCCGATGCCCAAGCGGCGGCCGTCGCCAATCTCCAGATCCAACTGAAACGATTGAAGGAGCAGGCTCATGCGCATCCCGACCAGGTGCGGCCTCTTGGCCCTATTGTTCTTGACGTCCTGCGCAGCGGGCAAGCCGGAACCACTCCCGCCGCTCCCGGCAGGCACTAAGACCGTCTACGTCTATAAGCCGCTTCCCGACGAGCTGCGCCGGCCCTGCCCGAAGGTCGACTATGATCCGGCCGAGGTCGTCAATGACGTCGATCTTGCCGGATTGTGGAAGCGCGAGCAGGCGAGGGGCGACTGCAACGAAGGCAAGCTGAACGCGATCGATAAGCTTTATCGGGGAGCACCGGAATGATCCGCGTCATTGCGCTTGCGGCCGCCCTGGCGCTCGCCGGCTGCGCAGCGCTGCTGGTCCGGCATCAGGATCACGGCTTCTCCCTCAAGATCCTGACCATCCATATATGACCGACGCGGTGAAACCCTCGGTGGGCGACGATTGCCATAACTGCAGAGGCGGCCGGCTCTACTACGATGGCGGCCTGGTGCGTGGCGTATCGCATCTGGCTTGCTTCGCCTGCGGCTGGCGCCCGGAAGCCGTCCAGGCCGGGCGGATGCCGCCGCGTGAGACCTTCTGGCTGACGGCCGAGGCTCGCGGGGTCAGCCGGGCGCAATTCGACCTGGAATGGGACGAATATCAGCGCTCAAAGCTGCCAAGCGTTAACCATTCCTAGGTGGATTTTCCGATTGAGACTTTGCTGCTATTCTATCCGCCTGGATAGGAGAACATCCTGCAGCGCAATTTCGGCCTCGACCTGATGCGAGCCGCCGCCATCCTCATGGTGGTGACGGTCCATGCGCCGAAGACATTCCCTGGCGAGCAGATTCCCTCCATGTTGAGCGTCGATCTGTTCTTCGCGCTGAGCGGCTTCCTGATTGCCCAGATGATGGTCGAGCGGTTCGATGGCATCTCGACTTGGCCGGCATTGCGGGCTTTCATGCTGAACCGCTGGCTGCGGATCTTCCCGCTCTATTACCTGACCCTCGCCGCTTTCCTCGTCTATGCCGCCCTGCGATATCCGCCGAGCTGGACCGGCGGATCGTTCGTGGCACCCTGGCAGTTCGTTTTCTTTCTATCGGACCTGACCGCCGGCCGGCCCAATGACCATGGCTATTTCTCCTTTTTCCTTGTCTCGTGGTCGCTGTCGATCGAGGAGCTGTTCTATTTCGGCTGCCCGCTGGTGGCGCTGCTGACCGGCCGGTGGCGCCGATCGCCGATATTCTGGATCTGCCTTGGCGCCGCAGTCATCGTCGCGACCATTTTGGCGCGGCTCTGGGTATATCTGCAGGTCGACGACGGATCCCTGACCGAGGATAGCGCCTATCGCCGCGCGACGTTCCTCCGGGCGGATGTCTTTGTCTATGGGGCGGCGATCTATTGGCTCTGCCAGCGGGGATTCTTTACCCGCCGGAATGCGCTGCTGGTCGCGGCCATCGGCCTTGTGACCTTGCTGTGGTGCGCCGTTCATTATATCGCCGCGCCGGACGGCTTTTTCAGCAAGATCTGGCTGCTGTCCCTGGTGCCGATGGCCTGCGCCATGCTGATCCCGGCGGCGATGATGCTGCCGGCGCCGAATGTGATCGGCGGCCTGATCCGGCTGCTCAGCACGCGGACATATGCGCTCTATCTCACCCACATGCTGGTGCCGGCCGTCTGGTTCATCTTCGTGGCGATCACGCCGACAAACTATCTCTGGTCGCTGGCGATCTCATTCCTTCTCGCCAATCTCCTGCATATCGCCTTGGAGCGGCCGTTCATGCAGTTGCGCCCAATGGATGCATCACATAAGGTTCCCGCCCTGGCAGAATGAGGATGTGGGATGACAACGGGGCAAACGATTCTGCTTGCCGGTCTGGCGGCGACTATTGTGACTGTTGCTGTCCTCAGGATGGATAGCAGCAAAACCACCAATAAGGCGATGTGTCAGGCAATTGCGGCGGCTGGCGCCGATCCTGCTAGGCAGTCTACAATCACCTGTCAGCCCTGATCCCGCTCACGCTTTGCTGTCCGGTCGTTCGTTCCTCACCGGCAGGTCATAGCTGATGGAATGGGCCTTGAGCGGTTCGCCGCGGCGGATGATCCAGTTCGATGCCTCGATATGGTCTGCTAGCCAGCCGGCCAATATCTCGGGGTCGATCTGGTGCGCGCGTCGTTTGGCTGGGCTCAAGCGCTTCTGCAGTTCCATCCTGAGATCAAAAGCCAGCGCCTTTTTGATCTCTGCCGACATCTTTTCGCCCATGGCTTCCCCCGCTGAAATGTTCGCATATCGTTCTCATGTGGCAGGTAGGAGTCAAGACCGCTCGCGGCCTCGAAAAGGTGCGACAATGGGCTGAGGAAAAGGTGCGGAATGCTGGGACATTCGCCGACTGTCGCACTCTCGCTAAGCGGCTGATTTTCTTCAATTGTGGCATGCCGTCCCTGGGCACCATCGCATTTCCAAGCATTTGAAAACGCTTCACTTTGTGCCGGCTTTTGTCGCACCTTTCGTGAACTGCGCTTCAGGTGCGACAATCTCGTTCTCTTTTGGTGCCTCGCGGCTGAGATATTTCATGCCGCTGGCGGCCAGCTTATTGCGGTTCGCCTTGCGGGTATAGACCGCTGCTTGCTTCGGGCTTTCCCAGCCATAGATCGCCATCAGCTGGTATTCGGTAGCGCCGTTGTTCGCCGCGATCGTGGCGCCCGCCTTGCGCAATCCATGCGCCGAGCAGCCGATCAGTCCCGCAAGGCGGCATTGCCTGCCGAACCAGTTGCCGAAGCCACCATGTGAGTAGGCCTTGCCGTGGTCGGTGACGAGATAGGTCAGATGATTATTCGGCGTCGCGTCGAGCACTTGCTGCAGCTCAGGCAGCACCGGAATGAAGCGCTCCTTCAGCACCCGCTTGCGACCCTTCCATTCTCTGAAATGGAGGACGGGACCGCAATATTCTTCCATCTCGATATGTTTTGCCATTTGCCGCCCGAGCTTGATGACGTCTGACCGCCGCACGCCGGTAAAGAGCAATAGAGCCATCGCCAGGCGCGGCTTGGTTCCGATCGGCCAGCGCTTCTCGAACTGTGCGATCTCCTCAAGAGTCCAGGTATGGAACCCCTCGGGATTGTTGCTTTCCAGATAAGGCACGTCGGCCGCCGGGTTGGCCTCGGCGTATTCCATGGCGATTGCCCATTTGAAGACCTGCCGCAGCGCCTTGATGAAGCTGTTCGCCGCCTCTGGCCGGCTCGACATGGCGTCACGGTCCTGGCGTAGGTTCCGGGCCCGGAGTGGCTTGAAGGGCAGGTGGCCGTCTCGCTGGCTGAATTTCTCCAGGATCAGCTTCCGGGCATGCTGTGTCGCCGGCTCGAGGGTCTTGAATTCGGCGCTCTTGTAATACTCGGTCAGCAGCCACGCCAGGGTGCCACTGGCGGGCGCCAGGGCTTTCTTGGGCAATCCAAGGCCATTGGCGGCCCGGAACTCCAGCGCCTGCAGGCCGTCCTTGTAGCTCTGAAGGAAGGCGGTTGTGCCTGGCGCGCCCTTGACCCGGATCCGCTTGCCATGGCGCCTGACATACCATTTCTCGTTCCCGTGCCGATCGGTCTCATGGGAGAGATAGGGAAGGTCGATCTGGGTCATCGCTTGTCCCAAGGGTTTTCCTCCTCGGAAGTTGGCAACGCGGAAAAGGCGGCGTCAAGGGCCAGCCGATCCCATATGACGCGAGTGTTAACCTTTTTGGCCTCCGGCATCCGGCCGTCTTTAACCATTTCATCGAAGAGGCTGGGCGAGACGCCGATATAGGCCGCCGCCTCGACGCGGGAAAGACCGCGGGGCGGGCAGGAGGCCGGCAGGATGTCAGCGCGGCGGCGCGGCGCCTCGACGTTCACTATTGGGGCATCCTTCTCGGTTTCCTATGCAGGTCCTGTGGAGGATCGCGGTGCATTACCGCTCTTTTCATGTCGGGTCGCACCCGGCTGACATAGAGATGGACGCCATCAGCCTCTGGCAGTCCGTCCTCAGGCATCAGGTAGTGAACCTGGTTAATTATCCAGATAACGCCACGGAGCTCTGAATCAGGCAGGCCAGTGAACTCGATCAGTTCGCCGACGCGAGGCACTACAGGGCTTTCCGATTGCGCGAAGCTCTCTTCTTCGTCTCTGTCAAAAAAATATAGATGCATCTTGCTGCTCCGTCGCCGTCTTCAGGGCACCGCCCCGGTCGCCATTTGCTTCGGTGGTGCGCACCGGTCCTCCTTCGGCGCCGTTTGGGCATAATGGCGGAGCGCCCGAATGATCAGATCATCGTGCGCGACCAGTAGGGCGTCGGTCACTTCCCTGTCGTCATAGTTCGAGGCCTTCATCCGCTCGATCTCGGCGATTACCCGGTGAGCCTCGGTGAACGTCTTCGGCAGCACACAAGGTGCGTCAGTCATGGGGTGACGGTCTTCGGCGGTATACTTCTTCTTAGCCAAGCTGGCGGGGTCGAGGGCGCGGATCTGATCGGCTAACACTGGATAGGCGCCCTGTATCCCGATCGCCGCCATCTCCAGCCCTTCGCGCAGGCAACGTTGGAAGGATGCCTCACTCTTCGCCGAATAATGTACGGGGCCTACCTTGAATGCATCCCGCTCCTCGGTCATCGCCTCGATAAACGCATCTCTTTCATCAATCATTCTAAGCATAAATGCCGCCAAACTCTCGCCGGCCAACTCTGTAACCTTGAAATCTTGAGTGACCATCTTTCTAATGTCAGCCAGTCTTTCTTCGTCCGTCATGGCTTCACATCCGATTCAGAGAACAGCGTGTCGCAGATGATATCGGCTATATTCACCGCCATCGCTTCCACCGGAAACTCTGGCGCGGCTTGGAGCATGGCGCGATAGGAGACGATCTCACCAACAATGACGTTAGCCTCCGGCCGCGTCATTGTTAGATGCTGCCGCGCCTCCCATCCGGCGTCCTGCATCTCTTCCGTCGCGCTCTCCGGCACCATGGCCCAGCGCGATCCGTCGATGGGGTTGATTAGGTAGGTTGGCATTATTGCATCCTCCAAACGACGCGCCCATTTATGTCTTCAACGCGCAATGTACCAGGATTGCATTCAGCAATTGCTTTGGCATCTTGGTCGTCTTTTAGTTCCACGGGATACCAACCGATGTCTCGAAAGAAGATGTAAACCGTCATTTCCGTATCTTCCATCACTCCCCTCGCGCGGCTTCGGCGGAGAGGAAGGCAGATATTTTCAGATCCAACGTTGCGTCACCGCCGCTGTCTTCATTCAGGATCGCTGGCGATTCGCCTTTGACCAAGTGATACAGTTCCTCCAGCAACTCCCGCGCCTCGTCGGGCTGTGTGGCGCGGAGGGCCGTCTGTGCATTAGAGATAGCGCCAAGCGCGCGATTACGGGCGCGCTCCATCATCAATTCGGGTATTCGCTCGTCACCTGCTTCGTCATCATCCGCCGCCGCGACCGGCTGCGCTGCGCCGAAGGGGTCCACCCCAATATTGTCAGGCTTTGTTCGAAAGGCGTGCAGGATCTCGCTGGCAGATCGCCGCGATCCGCCAATGAGATCAGTTACCGCGTAATCGATCAGCTTCAATAATGCCGCTTCTGTCGGCGTCGCGAGGATCGGTTGCCATCCGCAGGTCGGGCATTGGCAGAGATCGGCATCAGGCGAGGTCGAATGCGCAAGGGCGGCTCGAGCCTTCCACGCTTCAACAGCTATTCCATCATCTTTATCGTAGCACCAACCTAGCTCATAGGCTTTGGTTTCTGCACGCATGGGTGTTGCCCCATAAGGCTCGGGACGCTTTAATCCCCATGCGACAAATGCCTCCCGCTCGCGATCCGTGGTCAAGGCTTAGGCTCCCCGCAGCAAATAGTTTTGGAGGTCGGTAATTCGCCGAAATGTAGACGAGCTTTATCTTGATCGAAGAACGCTTCGCCGCAGTGGAAACACACCCACGGCAGCCCAAACGGCATCGTATAAGTATCACCACCGCCATATTGAGGTATGCGATCTTGACGCGATAGACGAGCGCCAAGCCTACCCGTCAACCGCTCAATCTCCGCCTCCTTCTCGGCAAGCTGGCGGCGCAATTCGGTGATCTCTAAAGCCGTATCAACTATCTTACGTGTGTCAGCGACGACTTTGTCAGGGTCTTCACCGTTCGCAACCAAATCAGCACGCAACTCGTCTTCCGACATCTGCATGATTTTATCGACTTCGGCATATTCTTGCAGACGCGCATTCTCTTCCTGCAACCGCTTCACTTCCTCGATCAGCGGCTTGGCTGCGCGGTCAAGACGTTCAATCTCAGCAATGATCAGCGCGGCAGCGCGAACGAGATCGCGACGTCGGTCTTTTGGTTTCCACCACCTCCGACCCCAAGGCCATAACATCGACGGCTTGAATGTTTGGCGTTCCATCGGGTTATTTGGCCTCGGCTTTTCCATCATATAGCCGAGGGCATAGCAGGCTGCGGCCCTGGCCATCTCGCCGTGTGCGTGCTCATCATCATGTTCTGGCGTCCAGCCCTCGACGCTGATCTGTCGCTGGCGTTCGGCAATCACATCAGCGATGGCGCTAGTTTCTTTCATTGCCCTTGCCCCTGTGCGTTGAAAGTGGCGAGGATTTGATCCTCAGTTGGATCTGGCTCTTCGCCTGCATAATGCAGACAATAGTCAAGCGTGAACCTAATCAAAGCGCAGTCCCGCGCCTCATCTGAGGCCTTTGCGGTGACAGTGCTTAGGGCGTCACGCATTGGTTTCATTTCGTCCCAAGTTTCTTTACAGGCGCCAGATAATTTCGTGGTTCGCCCCTTCTGCTCGGCGCGGGCGTAGGCGAGGGCTGCAGAGAAGCCGGCAAGAAATGCGTCTTCAGGCACAAGCGGCTGGCGGCAGATCGCACGCCAATCGTTCCACCTTTTCCACTCAAACGCAGCCCGGTCTTGCTCTGTGATTGGGGTCATGGCTGAAGCCCTCCGTTACAACACAGAGACGCCAGCCGCTTTGCCTTCATATTTGCCAGGATAACGAGCGCCTGCGCCACAAAGTCCGCTTGATCACGCTCCGCATGAAGCTGTCGGTCATAGGTTTCCTGCATAACCTGGGTTATTACTGTGGCCTCTGCATTGAGTTCATTGGCAAGAGCGAGCAAGCTATCTGGCGTTGTGTGATCGGTCATGATTGCACCCACATGAGATGATGCCATAAATACCAAATCGCCCATCCTGCTCCGCCGATGATCGCAACGGCGGCAAGAATGATTCCGACGATTGCCCAAAACATCATCGCTGCTATCGCCGGGCCTAATTGCCGTCCAAAACTGCTATCCATTGCGAACATACTCCCCATAGCCGACGCGCCGAATTGCATTGCGCCGGGCCAAATATGAAAAGGCGTTATAGACGTGCTTACGCTTGGTGGCATCGCCCTCACTGTTCACTTGGCGCATGAAGTCAGCGACGCGGATTGTCCCGTCGCATTGGCTGATGAAATCACGGGCCTTCATGGCGATGTCAGTCAACGCCATGCCGTCTAGAGAAGGAGCCCTTAATCGTTTAATCTCGTCATCCTGCCGCATCACCATCGCCAGCAGAGCCTCAATAGCCTTGGCCGCTTCATTGATACACGGCACCCAATCACGTTGGCGCAGGAACTTTACCAGTCGCTCCAATTCTTCGATCTCTTGCGCGGTGAGGCCGGTCATGATTGCACACCTGTTAAAAGATAGTCGGTCGTGACGTTCAAATACTTGGCGATTTTGACCAAGCTGTCGAAGCCGATGCTGTTAGATTTGTTGTTGACCAGGCGCCATGCAACACCGTGCGAGATATCGCATTCGACCTCTAGCGCCTTGATAGTAAGGCCGCGCTCAGAGAGCAATCTTGCGACACGTCCGCCTGGGGTATCAGGAAATGACGCCGATATCCCTTCGCCGCAGTGCGGGCATCTCATCGTCTCAACTCCCTGCGCAGCTGCGCTGCTTGGCGTCGTTTCAGGCATTCCGCCTCAGTGTCGTATCCGCACGCCTCACGCCAGATCAGCCATGCCAGATAGCCGCTGTTGAGCAGTAGATACGGCAGGCCGATGGCGAGAGAGGGGATCATCCGATGCCTCCTGCTCGCTCAATCGCCTGTATGCGGATACGCTCCCAGGCATGGTCCGCAATCATCTGGCACCGCTCCAAAGTTTCACCTTGAACGCCACGCTTGATGAGGCGATTGGCGCGGCTGTACCTTTTCCGATGATGAGCATCGCCGAGCCGCCAATGCTTCCAGCAGATGATGCGGGTCCCTTCCTCGTACTTCGCCTTTGGAGCGGTACGGCGGCAGAACGGCACCTCGCAGGCGATGCGGTCGGGCTTGGTCATGGAAACAGCCAATCTGCTGCTTTGACCGTCCCGCGCCCGCTGGGCTCGATCAACCCATAGGCGGCAACGGCCGACATATAGACCCCGGCCGTGCTGGCAGTCGGCGACAGCCCAACACTTTCAGCAACGGCATCCCGGCGGATATCCTTCGGCCAGGCACGATAGATGACATCGAAGACACGCTGCTCCTGAGCGCCTAAAAGACCGCGCGCCATTTGATAGAGATCTTCGCGCGTCGTCGCCGTCGGCATGTTTGCCGCCTTCAGCCCTGCCGGCGTCAGCGCGATCTTGCCGGGCGATGTTTCGAGCAGTCCTGCTTTGACCAGCTGCGAGACGTAGACGCCGAAGGTGGAAGCCTTCGGACTATAGCCGGCAACGACACAGGCCCTATCACGGTCGGCTGGATCCTGGCCGATCTTGCGCCACCAGGCGACTGCGTCGAGGACGCGCTGCTGTGCCGGCGTGATGCCTTCGCTGGGAGGATTGGAGCGGACGACGGGACTCGAACCCGCGACACTCGGCTTGGAAGGCCGATGCTCTACCGACTGAGCTGCGTCCGCTTTGTGAGTTGGCACCTTCATCGGCGATGGTGCGCCGCGACGCTCTCCTGGCACCACATGGTTGCCATCATAGTAATCGAGATGCCCACGGACCCGCTTCAGGAGTTCGTCCCACCCGCCAACATATCCCTCGTTATAAGCGCCAAGGCGCATGGCATCGATCTCGGCCTGAGATATGGATGGCACCGATACCTGTGCCGGCGCAGCCTTCAACTGCTTCTCCAGCTCGGCAACGCGTCGCCGCAATGCGACCGGATCATCTGCCTCAGCCGCCTTCACGGCATCACCGATCAATGCCCGCAGCTTCTCAGGATCGACCTGAGCGGTCTTGACCTCATGCCGATGATCGTCATCGGTCGGGGTGGCGCTGTTGTCATAGGTCGTGATGCGCGGGAACTTGACGAGATCGGCGATATTGGCCTCCCCGGATATCACCCAGCCTTCACCGGTCTTGAGGCCGGCCAGCGAGCGGGAGACCTTCTCGGCAACGTCCTTGGCGACGTTTCCCCGCAGCCATTCCTTGACCGGCGTCTGATCGGCCGGCAGCGTCAGCCGGTGCGCGATAAGCGTCTCGCAGCTGCCGAGCACGGCATTGTGCAGCGATTGGGTCCGCTGCGTCACCACCACCAGGCGAATGCCCTTCGACCGGCCGGCAGTTGCCAGCTTCTTCGCGAAGTGGATGGTCAGGTTCTCGCCGCCGAAGCCCGCCCGTTCTTTCGGGGCGAATTCGTGCGCCTCCTCGATGACCAGGTAGAGGATACCGCGCATCTTCCGCAACAGGGCCGGTGCGAATTCCGTGAAGAAGGTCTGCAGGCCGCCCGGCTTGAAATCGGCCATGTCGATGATACTCAGCGGCAGGTCACCACCGGCCACCAGCTCGCCGATCGGCTTGCCCGCCGTCTCCTGGATCTGCACATGGCCGTGCGGGCCGCCCAGGATCTGGAATGGCAGGCCTGGGCGCTTGCCGTCGGCGCTTGACGTCAGGCCCCACCAGTCGGACTTGATCGGGTCCAGAATGCACACCCGGGCGCCCTGGGCCACGACATGCTCGACCAGCAGCTTGGCGGTCGAGGTCTTGCCCGAGCCAGTCTTCCCGACCACAGCAGTATGCTGGCCGATGATCTCCTTGAAGATCTTCATCCGTTCCCCTTTGTCGGCATGTACCGTGCCTCGAATTCCTTGATGAAGCCGTCCAGCTCGGCCTGGATCAGCGCCAGGCGGTTGAGATCGCCATCGGTGGCGTCGTCGCCATCATCGAGCGTGCGCAACAGCGTCGCGAAGACATGCTGGGCGCCAGCAAAGAAGGCGGTCCGCATCTCTGCGAGCTGGATGGCGGGCGCGTCGGTCGGGATCGTCATCACGCGCAGGCTGTGCCAGCCGGCCTCAATCAGCTTGCCGCTATTGGCAAGCTCGCGTTCCAGTTCTTCAATCTGGCTCATGCAGCCTCCTGTAAGCCGGCTCGTTCCCGGCGATCTTCCAGCCGCGCGAGTGTCTCCAATCGCACAGCAATCGACTGATGCAGGCGGCCAAGACGACGGCCGATCTCCATATTGTTGACGCCCTGCTTGGCGAGAGCGAGAAGCTCGGCATCTTCCTCCGGACTGAACCGGCGGATCGTCCGGTCCCGGCATTTTATGACGGGCTTGCCCCGATAGGCCGGGGCGACAATCGCGGGCGGTCTCCCCTCGACCTCGATCACATAATGCCGGCAGGCATATTCGACTGTCGAATGAGAGCGGCCGATCTTCCGACCGATCCGCTCATAGGACCAGCCTCGGCCGCGCAGCTCTTCGATGGCGGCGATCTCTGCTTCGCTCAGTCGTTTGCGTGTCATGCCCGCTTCTCCCGCTGAGCCATTCTGACCGCCTGGCGGCCGATCTCGGTAATGAACCACTCGGCCGAATAGTCGCTGTCATTGACCCAGGTAAAGAGTCCGATGCCGGCCACACTGCGCCGAGCTTCACGCCGCACCAGGCCGCGCCAGTAAAGAGCACGGATGACCCGCATCGGGTACAGATGGCCGATAGGATTTCGCTTCGGCCGCCGGCCGGTGCGCGGGTCTGCCGAGCTGAGGCAGAGCAGCATCGCGTCGCTAAGCTGCAGGTCGACCTTGCCGCCGGCGGGGAAGGGGATGATTTGGGCTGTCATTGCTTTGCCATCCTGTCATAGAGAACGACATTCGCCGTCGCAGCGAGATTCATGCACGCTGCAGTGGGGATGGAGATCAAGTCCCGGCATCGTTCGGTTAAATGTCGCGGCAAGGAGCCGTCCTCCGGCCCGAAAATATAGAAGGCCCGTTCCGGGTGACGATATCGAAAGAGCGAGCGTGCTGAAGGATCGATCTCGACGGCAACCGGAACGCAATCGTGTGGCAATGCGCCAAGCAGATCGGCGACATGAAGTGTCGGTATATGCCGCCGGGCATCGGTTGTGTCCGAGGCCTGCCTGCGGTATCGGTGTCCCTGGATGACGATCAGGGATGCGCTATAGCAAAAGGCCGCGCGCATCACGCCACCGACATTGTGGTCAGTCTTCGGATTGAAAAGGCCGATTGCGGCGAAACCACGGCCACGCATCATGCGATCTCCATCGAAAGCTGGCCGCGCTTCCTGTCGCGCGTGCGCCTGGCATTGGTTTGATGATGATGGTGGTCATAGGCGAGATGGCACTTCTGGCACATCGCCTTTAGGTTATCGTCACCGCAGTTCTCCGGCGTATGATCGAGATGTGCTACTGTCAGCACGACGGTCTTGCCGGTGATCGGATGCGGTTTGCCGTGCTCGGCCGTGCAGCGCGTGTCTCCGACCGTTTGCTCACAGCGGCCGCCGGCTCGATCGAAGCGGATGCGATGGCTGATCTGCTTCCAGTCCTTCGGATAGCGCTTGCGATTCTCGAGGCGGATCGGCATCACGCCGGCTCCTTCATCTGATCGATGTTGGTCTTGTGGACAGTGAAGCTCAGGGCAACGACATCGGGGTTAGCGTCCCAGGATTCGGGGCCGTGTAGATGGCGCCACAAGCGGGCGAAGACCAAGCCGGCTGAGACGCCATCGGCGCAGCGCAATTCAACCTCCGGTAAACCTGGGACATAGGTGCATAACAGGTTACCGGATGGCTCGTTCTTTACGACGCCTTCAGCGATGGCATCCGCCTCGCTGATATCCTGCAGCCGCTCTATCTTGGTGGCGGTCACGACCAGGGTCAGGCGGCTGGCCCAGCGTGGCATGTGGATAGGCGGCACGAGTTTGCCGCCGGTCAGATCCGGATCGTCTGATCGATAGGCGAGCAGGTTCCACCAATTGCCGAACGCTTCCGACTCTCTATCGTGATTCGACGTGACAACGCGCAGATCGTGATCAGCCTCGTAATGGATGCAGTGGTCAAAGTCCTCATCTTCGACCGCCTTCACTGTCTCTCGCACCCAAAGCCGATCGCCGGGCTGCACCTTCTGCCAGGGCGATAGTTTAGGCGCGTCACAAGTCGGGCAGACATCATAGCCGTGCCGGCATTCGATGGCCGGTTCGCACTTAGCTGCCGCGATAGCCACTCGTGAAGATTTCCACGCCAGCCGCCTGGTCATGGTCTTGCGCCCGTCCAGCAGAGCGCGCACCATGGGGCCGCTGAAGATGACGGGGATATCGGTCATTCGATGTACCCGCGCTTGGCGATGTCCTTCAGCTGCCGCGCAAGCTGTGTCACTTCGGCTTGGACATAAGCATCATCGCGATAGACATCATCGCGAAAGGCTGCCCAGCCGCATCTGGCGTCGCTGGCTGGCGTTTGATCGCCGGCGTGCGCACAATCGAAGCCGAGCCACCAAATGCGATGAGGGCGGCCAGCCTCGGGGACATGGCATATGCCAAATTCACCAGCATCCTCTCGGCAGAACGCCGCGAAAGTCAGTCCGCCATGCGCATCAACCGGCACATCGTCATAGTCCTTCCCGAAGGAGGGATGACCTTCCGAGACACCGACATAGCCGCACCAGACGCCAGAATGGTTGCGGACCATGAGACAGTCCAGGTTTGTGGCCTCATCCACCCATTGGCGCTTGTCGGGTTCATCGAGCCATGGACCATGCCCCCAGGCCTTCTTGTCGAGCTCAGAATTGTAAAGGGCCTTCATATCGCCTCCTATTTCCTCGCCGCTTCTGACAGGATCTCGATTGCTCTTTGCGGGTCGTCATCATCGATCGCGTTGATCGCGCGGCCGATGGCGAGACGCATCCGATGGTTTTCGAAGAGCAGGGCGGCCTTATCGACCGCCGCCACTGCCCAGGCAAAGAAGCGCATGATCGTCAAAGCTTCGCCCGCTTCCGGGCTTCTGCCCTGATTGCCAGAAGAAACTCGGCATGGCTTTCGATCAGCTGCTGCAGGCCGGAGAGACCGAGGAGCGGATCCTTATTGTTGAGATCCACAAGATGGATCGCTATGTTCGCGGCGAACAGACTGACAATGGCCATGACATCGCCGCCACCCTGCAGCTTGTGCCGATCGAAGACTGGCCACGCCGCCTCGGAAAGCTCATTGGCGATTGCCATCAGCTGGGACGTCTTCTCGCGATGCTGTCGGTCGGTCATTTCCATCTCAGGTCTCGATCTGCGGATAATACTGCTTGCCGGTCAGCCCGAATGTGCTGGCGATGGCGTTACGTGCCGTAAGCTTCTGCGGATCGCCGAATTGCTGATCTGCGAGCAGGGGCCGGCATTCCGGATGGACGCGGAGCGTGTAACGCTTCCAGCTGCCATCTGGCTCAGGCGTCGAATTGATGACATGGACCATGACGAGCGGCTCATCATCGCGGACATTCTTGCGATAGAGCGTGCCGACGCCTTCTTCGTGATCGAGGATCTCGGCACTGCCGGCGAGTAGGTATTTGTCGAAGCCGAAGCGCTCCATCATGACGCGCCGGACCTCGGCGTTCTGCTCGGCATCGATCAGGTCGACCGTGATGCGCTCCGGATGCAGGATGATCCAGTCCGGAACGCGGACGCCGTGCCAGGAATAGACGCCCCAGCCATCACGATATTCGATCGCGGCGCGGTCTTCGCAATGGAGCCGGCCTTGATCATCGCGCGCCAGGTGGCGCGGCCGATCGGTTACGAGACAGACTTTCTCCATCGGCCAGAACCAGCCGGCCGACTGCGTCAGCTCGATCAGGCCGACAAGACGCTCGGTCTGCTGGACCAGGGCGCAATTCTGGCGGAAAAAGTCATAGAAACCGGTCCAGTTGCCATCGTGTTGGCCGTAACCGGCCGCCCGCACGCTGGCCCCCACGCTGTCCCACACGCTGGCCCCCACGCTGTCCCACACGCTGGCCCGCACGCTGACCCACACGCTGGCCCCCACGCTGTCCCACACGCTGGCCCGCACGCTGACCCACACGCTGTCCCGCACGCTGTCCCGCACGCTGTCCCGCACGCTGTCCCGCACGCTGGCCCCCACGCTGGCCCCCACGCTGTCCCACACGCTGTCCCACACGCTGGCCCCCACGCTGTCCCACACGCTGGCCCACACGCTGGCCCGCACGCTGTCCCACACGCTGTCCCGCA